GGAGCGTAGACATAACCGCTTTCGAGGAATGCCTTGCCTCTACGACCAACTAGGACTAGGTTGCGTGGGAAGTAAGGATCTACATAGAGATCCCACTTCTTGCTCAAGCTACCAGCCTTGACTGCGCCAACTGAACCACCCTTTAGATCTTCCATGCTGACATCAGCGCGGAAACCAGAGGTAAACTCTAGGAGGTTAGCAACTTCTGGTGAAGTTACGAGGAAGTTTGCACCACCGCGTAGTGTCTTTCTGTGGATTTGAGCTGAAACGTCGTTGATTGTTTCAACGAGTGTCTCATACCACATTGAGACGTTGCCTGTGAAGTCCGGTGGGGCACCTACTGACGTAACTGCAACACCTGTATCACGGTTAACGAACTTACCTGGTCTACGGCTCCAGTACTTAACACCTGCTGTTGCGCCCTTGACTAGATCATTGAGAATCTCTTGATCAATTTCGAGAGCAACGTGCTCGGAGAGAATGCTGGTTAGCTCAACTTCGGCGTCAACGTTGTGGTAAGCATTTAGGTCTTGACCTAATTCTGGTGACCACTTGGCCTTGAGTTTCTTGGTTTGAGCTGTTACAGCGATGCTATCAACCTTAATATCAATCTCTGGGATTGAAAGATTTTGTCCAGTTGCTGTTGTGTTGGTGTAGGTTGTGCCATCACCAGCACCTTCAAAGAAGAAGTCATCAGCTTTTACTGAACCTAATCCGGTTCCTGCTTGTAGTGTGTCTTTGACAGCAAATGTTGCAGTACCAGTTCCAGAAGATGGAGCAGTTGTTCCAGCTAGTTTTAGAACTGCACTTAATTTTCTATTTGCTGCGTCAGAAACTCTTGTTAATCTTCTAACCAAAGTGGAGCCAGAAACATCTGAACCACTTAGTTGAAGAGCAACTAGGTTGTTTCTATCAAGGTTATTCCATGCAGTATCACCAAATTGTAGGGTGAGTTTGCAGTAAGAATTTGTGCTATCATCTAGAACGTCTAGATCATACAAAATATCTTTTGCATCTGTTGAACCAGTTAATAGGTTACCTTTGGAAACACCTGTTCCATTCTCCCAATTTACTTTAACATAATCAATATTATTTCCAGTAGCATTTAATGAAGCATCATAATTTGCTGTGATAGAACCAGTTGCAGATGAGTAGCCGTTGTTTAATGCATAGAAAGATGTCTCTGCATTATCACCACTTAAGCTAACACCGCCTGTGATTTGTCCAGCCAAAACTCCACCACCATAAACAGAACCAGTATCTGCTACTGCGCCTGCAAATGATTTGCTATTGGTGTAGTTAAAATCAAGGAAGAAGATTAGACCTGATGGTAGGCTCATTGGTTGAACTGCGACGAGTTCATTTGCAATTAGACCACCGAATACACGTCTAACCATTGGGAATGCTACTGCCGCAAAACCTTCAACATCGCCAGCGGACATTGTTGAAGCTTCACGTAGAAGTTCCTTAGCTTGGTTCTCTAATAGGCGAGCCATTGTGGTCTTCGCCATTTGATTGTCGATATCTTCGAGTAGACCTGTTTTCTCCCATTTCTTTGAGAGGGCAGCACCTTCACGAAGAAGATTTCTTTCGACAATGTTTTCTGTCAATCTTTCGACTATACTTGCCATTGTTATATCTCCTTTGTTAATAAAATTAAGCCAGACCTGCTAGCTTTTTCATGCGTTCCGCATAATCATCCTGCTTCTTAGGTTCCGCACGAGAACCTCTTAGCAATAGAGAAGAAGAACGTCTTTCAACTGCCTCGCTCAATGATTTGGGTGAACTGTTATTTGATGTTCCGTCCCGCATTGTGCTTTTTAATGTTTCATAAAGCAATTTTACTTCTTCTGCCGTTTTAGCACCATTGATTGATTCGGCAATTCTATTTTTCTGCCGCTCATTTAAAGAGGCATCAACCAATACCTTATTAGTATATAGTAGCTTATAATTCAAAAACCTTGATTCAAATAATTTTTCTTCATAAGATGATAATTTTTTACTTAAATCTTCGTTTAATCTAACTGAATCTTTTAAGCCAGACTTTAACTTTTTATTATTTTCTTGTAGTTGATCTACATCTTGTTCAAGTTCTTCGATCTGAGCTTGTAGTTGAGCTAACATTAAATCATGTTCAGCTTCTTCTCTAAACATTCCATTCCAAGGTGATTTTGGACCAGATCTCTTATAATCTAGTTTAATCGCCTCTTTGAGCTTTTGTTTATCCGAGTCGCTTAGCAATTCTAGGATATCCTTAAGCTCTCTAACTGAAGCTTCAATTTTGCTCTTGGATGAGCCTTCTTTGGAGCTTCTTGACATCGCTTCTAATCTAGCAATAACATTATCTAGTTTTGCTATATCTTTCTTCTCTAAGCTCTTTACTTCACTTAGATCCTCTTCCTCGTCTAATTCTTTAACGTTCTTAGGTTTAGACTTTAATGGAGAATGAGCTGCATCTGGAGCAGGCGTTAAAGCAGTTAGACCGGCAAGACCAAGAGCTAAAGCTTTTTTAAGTCCACGCTTTGTCTTGCTTTTTGATTCTTCTAAATCTTCCTCTTCCTCTTCAGATTCTTCATCTTCGAGGTCATCTAGATCAAAGTCTTCTACGTCAGCATCTGGATTATAATCTTCTTCTGATTCATCAGTATCATAATCAACTCCAAAATCAATATCATCTTCGGAACCATATAGGTCTTCGTCTTCAAGATCATCTTCGTCTGAGAATTCTTCATCTTCTATGTCTAGATCTAAATCTTCTTCATCTTCTAAATCTATATCAGACCCTTCATCATCAAGGTCTTCATCGTCTAAGTCATCATCCTCTAGATCCATCTCGGCTTCTTCATCATCAAAGTCTTCGTCATCTAGATCATTTTCTAAGTCATCTAGGTCGTCTTCGAGGTCGTCTTCGCTCTCGAAGTCTTCATCATCGTCATCATCTTCGTATGGGAACAAAGAAGAATCTTCATCATAATCTTCATCAGTAGACATTTCTTCTTCTATCTGCTCTCTATACAGAGACTTTTTAGTTAGCTTTTTTAATTCTTGTAGAGCTAGTTGTTCATCTGTTTGTTTATTCTTGCTGAATGAATATTCAGAGATGGAGTCAAGATCAATCTCTACCAAACCAGTAGGATGAACTTTATCTCCAATTACTTCACCATCGGCATATGCATATTCTAGTTTATCAAAGATACTTGATTTAACATCAGAATCATTTTTTGCTTCTTTTGGATCTACTGGTTGCTGACCGCTAGCAATTGGCATCCCAGGTAGTGGTACGGCAGGAGCAGGAGCCGCTTGAGCCTCTGGAGCAGGAGCTACTTGCTCCAGGAGTTTTTCTACTTCTCCTTCAAACTCATTTGAATACTTCTCAATTAAAGCTTGTTGAGCATTCTTTATTGCAGCTTCTTTAAGCTCTTTGGCATCTAAAATTGCCTGTTCTAACATTGAACTCATATGTATCTCTCCATATAATAACTAAATAGTTTTAAATTATCCAACTCCTAATGAACCAGACCAATTATTGCCATTTGGACCAGAGTTAGCTAATTCGCTAGTTGGTATGGCTGTTAAGCTGGCAAAAACGCTTGCTGTTAGTGTAGTTCCGTTTCCGCCAATTAAATATATTTCATTGCATTTTGTATTTAACGTAACAGAAGGATGGGCTGGATTTGTTGAATCTAACAAATAGTAGTTCGAGTTTTGGACGCCATTTAAACTAAGACCTATTTTTAGTTGTTCATTCTTATTAACTAAATGAACAGTGAATTCTTTAGTTACGTAAGGAAAGGATATTTTTAATGGAGTTCCGCTATGACCAGGAATATTAGTAGACGTTGTTAAAAAAGGAATTCCGCTTACTTGATATGAAGGTGCGTGTCCCAGACCAGCATACGGCCATTGCATATTACCATTTGACATTATAATTCTCCACTTTAATTAATTAGATATTATCTATTCTTTTCTACTGTATCAGGTTGTTCATTTTGTTTTTTTAATTTCTGAAGAACCTTTTTTCTACGATTCTTGGCTCTAGCTCTCTTTACAGAAGGAGGCTCATAGAATCTACGATCTCTAACTTCTTCGACAATCTTTTCCTTTTTAACTTTATTGAGAAATCTTTTAATTAATCTCTCTGGGTGTTCGTATTGTCTTTGCTTTACTTCTACATTAACTTTTTTTGCCATTTTTTCCTCTATTTAAATTTCCCTAAACCGGGTATGTTGGACAACATTGATAGGTCTATTCCGGGATCTCCCTCGTCTCCAGAAAACATTTGCGGATCTGGAGCTGGAGTTGTGCCCTCAAATATATTTTCATATGCTCCTTTTCCAATTGCATCGGCTAGCATTTTTCTAGCGCCATTAACTGTCTTTTTATTATCTGGAGCATTTACTAGCTTTGGTTGTCTTTGTGGCTGAATAGACTCGGCAAAAATTGTAGATTTTTGTTGGCCCTTCATTACTTCACTTATTAGATTAGAAAGGAGACCTTCTTCTAAAAGCATTTCTTTTATGCAGTCTTTTACGATTGGCTTGATAAGTTTTTTCATTTCAGTCTTTGTCATTTATTCACCAATAAGAATATCGTTAAGCGCTCTATAAATTTTATCTGATTTGGTAAAGATATTTGCCTCTTTATGTTCCTTGAATAAGAATGCGCCAGTTGTTGAAGGCTCAGATACAAGATCAAAACATATTAGTTGGAAGTCGTCCTGAACCATAGTATTGCCGCCTTGTTCTTTTGTAGATCCAAGACCACGAGAAGAGACGCCAAGCTTTACTCCTCCACGGATTAAGTCTTTTGCTATTTTTCCGGCTGGAGTATCTAACAATCTTAATTTACCAATTACTTCATCACCACGCATCTCGATGTGAGTTACAATGTGTGAAGCATTTTTAAGTTCAATAACAGAAGAATCTGGATGATCTAATTCTCCCAGTGCTCTCTTCTCGTGTACTAATTTTTTATAATTTTCAATTTCTCTTTGAAGAGTTCTCTTGGGATAAATTCTGCCATTACCGTTCTTTGTATCGGCTTTCTGTAGGCGTCCAGCAAGAATAACTTCTCCAGTCTCAATCATTCTCTTATCTTCTTCAGTTAAGAGAGTTGAGTCATTATCTAGTTCAAGAAATTCTGTTAAAACATATTTATTCATTATCTTTTATCCTGAATTCCTAAAGTACCTTGGATTTGTTTAAGCGTTGCTACATCTTGAATTTTACCAACGGCAGTTAAAAGAGCATTCCTTAATACGTCTGGGTTTGTTATGCCCTTAATATTGTCTTTGATAAGTTGCGCTACAGCTAATGATGAAGTAGCAGTTTCTTGAGTTTGCTCATTTAACTGCTTAAATCTAACAACTTCTTCTTCAATAATTTGGTTTAATCTTTCGTAAGAAATCTTCATAGCTAGCACCCGCCTTTGCAATTTGTTGGTGGTCTTTTCATCCACTTGTTAGTCCAGAGATTGATTCCCTGATTTAATTTTAATGTTAAAGCCGTCATCGCCAACTCCCATGTTTAAAATATAACTCGTACCTGAGCTTAAAAATCCTAATAAAATAAAATTAATAATGTGTTGCCCAAAATTAAATAGTTCCGTATAAGGCGAAACTCCACATAAAATAAAGCCTACCCAAAATCCCATGCACATAGGACATTTAAATAGTTCTCCTATTTTACCTTTTTTTGGCCTTATCGAATCTAAAATACTTCCATAACATAAAACTTGGGTTAGACCATAGGAAATTAAAATGAAGTAAATTAGTTCAAGCATATATTCTCTTTATACTCTATACAATATACCATAAGCTGTCTGATATATATTAACATGTCCCTTTCTAGATCTTTGAGGAACTTCTCCTAGCTCTGTTGTATCAGCATCTTCCGGATTGACATACATATCTTCTACGTTTTCTTCGTAGTCTTTGGCTATATTAATAAACTCCATCTCTTTATCCATGAATCTTTTTGTTAATAACAGAATTACTTGTAGAACATCAACTTTAGCATTTGGCGGATAAAATGATTCTAAAGAGTTCATTATTGCTCCGCTTCTTATTGTTCCTTTAACGAGAACTCCTTTTCTATCTAAGAAGTTGAAATATCTATCTTGAGCAGGATAAGTATCGGATGTTATATTATCTTTTGGAATGGTAAAAATTTTATTCTTATTAGGAATTAATACGATATCCATAAGAGGATGATCATATATAACTATATTATTATCTAAAGTTTTACGAATATTAAGCTTTACTTTAATAAATCTTGATCCAAAGATAATTTTTATTTCTTCTTTCTTGGGTTCCTCTTCTGGAGACATAGCAACGCCAAGTTCCTCTGGATTTACGCCGGAAGCCTCTACCTCTTTATTTGTTATTTTAATAGTTATTGCCATTATTAATTCTCTAACTCATGTACGAGCTTTTGAAACTTCAGCATTTTTTGTAAATACTTTTCATCAACCTCTTCTTCTTTTAAGGATTTAAATCTTTTCTTTACTTCATTTAACTTATTTAAAATATCTTTATCTTCTTTGATCTCTGCAAGGTTATGTGCTTTATCTAATTTATCTTGAATATTTTCTAGCTCTTCATTCATAAAAATTATAAAATCAGTATTATCATCCTCTGATGTTATCATATACTTTTTTAATAACATTTTTTGATTTTCAAGAAGATCTGAATATTTCTTGTTGAAAGAATTTAGAAAACTATGAACAACATACTTATCAATTTTTTCATTAATTTCTTCAATGGTTTGCTTAGGCAAAGTCATTTTTTCTATAACTTGTCTTTCCATTAACATTCTGGTTGGTATATCTGACTTTTGACCAAAAATTTGTTGTAAAGTTGCTATGTTCTTATAATTTGGAACATAATTTGAAAAAAACTTAGGACTTAATTTTCTATTAACTTTAGCAATCATAGAAGACTGTTGTTTAAACACCGAATCTTGACTAATGCCAAGATATAATCTTTTGGCTTCTGAGAGTATCTTCTCTGCCAAATCCTTGTCTACATTCTCTGTATCAAGAACTGCTTTATAAATCTTAAGTTCTTCTTTTAACACTTTACCTTCCGAGAAGAACTCTATAAGAAGATTTTTTACTTCTTTTAATTTCTCTGCATCATTTTCTATCTTTGCTTTTGTGTATTCTCTTAACAAAGCCTCATATAAAAACAATGTATTTCTTTTTTTATTATGGTTTATTTTCATTTTTACTCTTCCAATATGGTTTTTAAATCCCGGTCAAGTTTATCTAATTGATCTTCTGCCGACTTATTATAATTAGTATCCATTGACTCAGCAATACCTTTTGCTAAGCGATCAGATGTAACATATCCAAATCCAAATACATTTCTTGTTGAATTGTTTCCGTAATTACCTTTACCCATCAAAGATTGTATATGTCTTGTTAGCGGACCTCTATCTTTTCTTTTGTCGGTTGGGGGAGATTTATGTCTTTTGCCATTTGATCCTGGAGTTATATACGTCCCATCGGCATATTCTACTCTTTCTACTCTATCACTCTTATCTCTTACCACAGCATTATAATCTCTCTTAGCCGGAGCCTCTGGAGGTGGAGCTGCCAAAAGTGGAGATCCTTCTTCGGTTCCTGGAGCTGGAGCTTCTGCTGCCTCTGGAGTGGCTTCTCCACCTTCTTCTGGTGTAGGTGGCGACATTGCTCCACCAAGACCACCTGGGGTTTCCGATGGCATACCAAATTCCGCCCCGCCAGTTGGGGTTGATTCACCACCTAATCCACCAAGTCCGCTCATCTCGCCCGCAGAAGGAGTATCCTGTGCGGAAGCTTCAATAGCAGTATCAACTCTCTTATCATAAAATCTCTGTCTCTCAATTCTTCTAAAATCTTCTTCCGAGAGACCAAAGATATTCTTTGAGACATATTGACGCGAGAAGAAGTTTGCTCCCATTGCTTTTGATGCAACGTCAAGCTTTTGGCTGAAGCCTTCCAACTCTTGTGCCATAGCAATACGTGAAGGATTATTGAGTGATAGCTTAAATGAAATTAGATCATCTCCCCTGAACCCGAGAGTATAGAGATGTACCATTCCAATCTTTTCTAGCTCGGTCAACATCGCTCTTTGTAATCTCTGAATTGTTCTTGCAAATCTTACATCTTTCTGAGCGAGAGTTGACTTATCTTCTTTATCAGAATCTGATTGGGATAAATAAGCCTTTGGAATCTTTATTGCTGCAAATAATTTATCTTTAAGATATTTGATGTCATCTATAGCATCAATTCCTTTTTGTCCGCCGATATCAGTAATTTTAGAAAGAGATCCCGCTCTTACTGGGAGATAGTAATCTTCTTCTACGCTTAGTGGATTATATCTTAAATCTACTTGTCCAGTTGTATCATCAACTACCTGGTGTCTCTTTAGCTGAGTGATCACCTTTTGCATGTATCCTTCAACGTCTTCTGGAGCGATACCAGAAACATCTATCTCGAATACTTTTCTTTGCGGAGCACGGATAACTCTTGAAGCCATCATGGCATCTTCAACCAATATTAGCTGTCTCCAAATTCTTCTGGCCGGATCCAACACTGATGTACCATAAGGACTATATTTATCGTTTCCTAAGATTCTAAAATGTGCAATCTGCCAATTTTCAAAAGTTAGACCGCCAGCATTCCATTGAAATTGAATATAGTTAGGGTTTGTTTCATCTTCTCCCTCTAGTCTTTCTACTTCTTGGGAAGGCAATCCAATTACTGACTTTACACCTAAAACTTCATCTGTTTCTAGATATAGAAAAAAGTCTCCATACTTACACATAGTTCTAGCCCAATTAAACAAGTTAGATTCTATGTTTAATGTTTTGTAGAACAATGTATCTATAATATTTTTTATTTCTTCATTATGGCAATCTATTTTTAATAGCTTGGAGACCTCTGTAAAAGTTGTCATTTCATCTGCATAGATATCTAATGCTGATGCTAGCTCTGGATAAAATTCCATTTGTTCAAAGTCAACATACCTTTCAGATCTGCTCTGAATTGCCATATTACCAGAACGCAATGAATCAAATGGATTGTATACATTCTTTTTGTAGGATAATCCTTGAGTAGACGTAAAGCGACTAGCGTATTTATCTAGTTGATATTTTCTCTCTCTAGTTGGCTTTTGTGCCCTAAAATTAACTATTGGTCCAGAGAAAAGCTTTGTTAGACGCTTAAACAATGGAGAATTATTATTTTTAGGATTATTCTTTTGGTCTGCCATTTCTTATCCTTATTTCATTAGCCAAGAAAATTGTTTGGCATTGCTATATGCTTCTGCCCATCTTCTTCTTTGTTCTACTGTTTGATGCTGAGGCATTCCAGGAATTGAAGATTCAAATGTTCTTCCGCCAGCTCTAAGCCCGGTAATGAATGCTTGCCTATATTCTACATCTCTTTGAGAAATTATTAAGGCCCCCTCTCTTACCCAACAAGCAATAGCTAGAGACATTACTAAGTCGTCATTATGACCTTTGATAGCTTCAGCCTTTCCACTATTCCAAACAAACGTCGTTAACTCATTAATTAGTCTTTCAGAGTTTATTTTTATTATTTTATTTCTTAGAAATTCTTCAAGTTTTGAAATGGCCAGTGGTCTCATCTTAACGTTTGTAGAGAAACCCGGTACTGCGCTAGAATCATAAAGTGCAGCCATTGGTTCAATAAAGTCATAGCTTGATTTTTTATGATGATATACTGAAGGATGCTTCATGGATTTAAGTTTTTCTAGCACACCATATCCAAATGAATTGTTTTCAACAATTGTTAGACAGAATCCATATTCTTTGGATACTTCAAAAATTAATTCTGCATAAACTTCTGGCGCTAATTTTCCACAGTATTCTGCAACTTGCTCCATTGATTCTATTTCTATTATATGAAATGCAGAGTTATCTTCTGAATCTCCACGGGCAACGTCAGCAGAAAGTATATATCTTTTACCTTGCTCTGGCTCCTTCCAGATCCATAGATTACCGTCAAAGCCGCCTCTTCTAAGAGGCTTTGATATTGATTCTTTATACTCTTCTAGTATTGTTCCATCTACTATTGTGTTTCCAGAAAAGTTAAAAGAACATTCATATTCCTGAGCAATATCTTTTGCGCTCATATTTTTCGTATTCTCTTCCCACCATTTTTGATCTCTATCTGGGTGAGAATCCCAGTTTAATTTTATTGGGTTAAAGTTGTTCTTTCCAGTCTCTGCATCTGTGTAAGTTTTATGAAACCAGTTTCCAACTCCCTTTGGAGTGGATACCGCAATACATCTACCACCAGTAGCAATTGTAGGATAAATACCAGCCCACATCTCATCCATTCCTTGAATGATGCCAGCTTCGTCAACTATTAACAACGATAGGGCCTCTGAACGTCCAGAGTCACCTGTTGTAGACGCAGCCTTGACCCAAGAGCCATTATTTAATTCTAAGGTACTCTTGTTATCATTTTTTACTTTTGCAATCTTCATCCAGTCTGGAAGATTATTATACATTGTCTTTACTTTCTTAACCATGCCTACAGCAACGTTTAATTGAGTAGCAACAGAAAGAACGGTCTTTTCTCTGTGAAATAATACCATCCAAAGAATAAAGCCCGCAGTTGCAGTCGAAAGACCCATCTGGCGAGCTTTAAGAACAATATTAAATCTATAATCTTGAAATTGTCTTATACAATCTTCTTGGAATGGATATAACTTAAAGCTAATAAGACCATGAAGTGGGTGAGAAATTTTGACAAAGTTATTTATGAAATAGATAGGATCCTTACCACACTTAACTATTTCTTTTATTATCTCTTTTTTTGTTAGTTGAACACTCATGCAATTCGTTTTTTGGTACTTTCAGCCTTTTTCCTGCTCTTAAAAAGACTCTTATGAAACTTTTCATAATCTGCAATAACGCTGCTAGTAATTTCTTCTTCCTCTGGAATTCCTGTTATATCATAACATTTATGAGCCGTTACTGAAGTTCTAAATCTCGAAACTGGTTGAATTAAAACTTCAAAGTTCTTTACCTTCTTTCCGTTTTTTAATTCTTTTTTCTGTTCTTTGACAGATAAGGTTTTACCAGTTATTGACTTAAATTTCTTTTTTAGGAAAGATAAGCATTTTTCAATCATATCTTCTACTTCTACTTCATATTTTCCTGCGCCCATCTTGTGAATTTGTTCAAGAGGAATTTCTGTATGATAGTTTATGGTAAGAGTTCTTCCGCCTACTTTCGCTTTGAATCCGTCCATTATTCTTTTATCGAGCAATGGATTTCCTTCTTCTCTTTTAAGTCCAACTTTATTATCCTCGTCATCACTATATGTTGGGCCATCATAAACTGTAGACATAGCTTGACCAATCCCACGGACAATTTCGTATATGTCATTTTGAACCTCATTATTTACTATTTGTGCCATTTAGATTCTCTTCCTTCTATGTTTTTTATGTAGCATTTACAACAACAATCAAACTTGTTCATATAAAGATCATCTTCTGATTTATATGCTTGTTCTCCACATAAAGAACAATTTTTAAAGTTCTTCTTATTAATTAGTTTTTCTTTTACGATAAATCCGCCTTGATCAATTTGTTTTTCGTAAGCTTGATTACGATAATATTTCTCAACAGATTTTACTTGCTCAAGATATGCTTTTTCTTTTTCTACGTTCCACAAAGAAGAAGGGTCAAGAATGGCTTTATCACCATACTTTTCTTCTATTGCTTTTTCAAACGCCGATATCTGCTTGAAATTGTAATTCGGCATATATCACCTTACTTTGATTTTGGTGCGCCTTGACCCTTACCAACCTTCTCGCTCCATCCCTTCGTATTTGGATCTCCAGCCTTTGGCCAATTATGACCTTTGCCTGATCCTGGATTTTGTGTAAATGGAGCACCTTTATTGCCGTGTCCGTGACCTTTTTGTTCTGACATCTTAATACCTCCTAAGATTATATATTAAATAGTGCGCAAAAACAAAAAGGCGCTAAGTATTATCTTAGCGCCTTAAGAATAGATATTAATTTATATAAGCAAACCCTTCGTCGTCTTTTTTAATTTCAATGATCTTATCGACTGAATCTTTCAGAGTATCTAGATGCGTAATAAGTAATACAGTTTTAAACTGAGTCTTTATCATCTCTAGAACGCTAATAAAACTATCGATGTGATCAGAATCTAAAGATGTAGCCGGTTCATCTAGAATAAATATATCGCTCACCGGCAAGCTACCGCACTTAATAAGTGCTAAACGAATAGCCATAGCGACAAGAGACTTTTCAGCACCAGAACAATTCTCGATTGATCTCTGAACAGAGTTTGGATGCTTAATATATATTTCTAGCTTTCCATCTTCATTTTCAAAAAACGCTTGAAAATCTACTATATTAACAAGAAGATTATTTATCTCATCGTTTAATACTGGTAAGGTTTTTTTAATTAGCTCAAAAGGTATACCATTATTATGAGTACATTTCAAAAATAATTCATATGCTGAATATTCTTTCTTAATTGCCTCTAGATACCTTGCGTCTGAATCGTAATTTTTTACCTGTGCCTCAATCTCTGCAACATTTCTTATAGCGTCTTTGTATTCATTTTCGAGGACTTTTATATTATAAGCTATTGTATGTTTATCTTCCTCTAAAAGAACTTTAGAGTTTTTTAAGTAAGCCGTATTATCATATAAGTCCTTATTATCTTCATATAACTTAATGTACTTATCGTTCTCTGAAATTTGTAGTTCTAGCTGAGATTTGTTCTTTTCAAGAGTTGATAATTCTTTCAATAGCTGTGATAAATTATTTGTTTCTCCAAATAGCTTATCATTTAATTTTTTAACTTTATCTAGATATTCATTTGTTTTTTCTAAATCAAGAGCCTCTAGCTGAGAGCGTAGATCATTTTCCTTATCATCTAAAAGTTTTAGAGCCATATCTACTATAGATATTTCTTGCATAGACTCTAAAGCATTCTTTTTGAAATGACATTCATTATACTTATCTTTTCCGCAAGCAGCTAAATCTAATAACTGAGATGTTTTTTTATGAATCGATAAGTTATTAGACTTTATTCTTTTATCAGAAAGGATAGCATCAACTTCCCTCAATATTTTTTTAGAAGCTTCTTGTTTTTCCTGTAGCTGTTTAACATTAATTTTTTCTAAAACATCTTTGATTTTTTGAATTGTGACTTCATGTGTTTTTATATCTTCTGCGCATCTAGCTATTTTAGCATCAACACTTTTTAGTTCAGACTTTAGCCTATCATGTTTAGACGATACACTAATAACATCAATTGGTTTATCTACCTTTGAAATATCTGAATCTAGTTTACTTATTTTTAATTGAATATCTTCTTGTCTTGATCTGAGTAAATCTAGTTCTTCCTTTGTATTGGATAGTTTAGCTTCGGCAAATTCTTGTTTAGTTTGTGCATCTGCAATTAACTTTGCATAATCCTTATCCGTCTTTTTAATAAGAGTCTTTAACTCATTTGCATACTGATTAGCTGGCTTATGCTTACTCTCAAAAATTTGAAGATCTAAAAAGTTAGCAAGTATTTCCTTTCTTTTAGTTGAACCTTCATTAATAAAGTCAAGTGAACCATGCTGAGTTGATAGAGAAGTATTACAAAAATCTTCTAATGTTCCAATTAATTGTCGAATTTGCTTATCAGTTTCTCCCCTGTCTATGCCATTGAAAGGAGAAAAATCTGTTCCATTATACATTGATAATTCTAGTTCTGTTTTTGATTCCTCAACTAGCTTACCTTTTGTTTTTTTTATATTTTTTTCTGTTTCTCTGGAGATGACAAAGCCATTGTTCTTCTCGAAAGATATAACAATTTCTCCTTTGCCGCTTTTCTTTTTTTCATTAACAACGTCATAGTTCTTACGTATTTTTTTAGAAGTAGAATTAAATATCGTGTATAATAAACTATCGATTATACTTGACTTACCAGAATAGTTCTTTCCAAATATGCCAACAATTCCATTCAAATTGCTAAAATCTATGGAATTTCCTTCTTTATAGTTAAAGAGGTTATCCCACTTAAAGCTTTCTAAGCTCCATTTGATATTTCTTGCTACACCATCATTTATTTCCGATTCTAGATTATACTTTGAATTTATCTCTAGCACCTCGTTTATTTGATCTTCCGTGAGATTTTCTGAGGCTAAAAACTCTTTAATAAGCTCTTGTTGAACATTATTGTCTCTTAGGTTTACTTTAGCCTTAGATGTCTCAGATTGTTCAATCTTGTTTTCTACATCCTTTGAATGCTTATTCGTTATTATAACTGATCTTGGATTGTATTTGGTATTTAATATATCCTGTATTTTTTGTACTTCATCCTTGGAATGATACTCGTTTAATATTAGACGGATATAAGAGTTGTCTTTTATATTTTGATCTAGATCAAATTTCTCCATCTCTAGAGTTATGAAAGGGTTGGGATTCTCAAAATACACACTCTTTACGTCAAATACATCTTTCTCTTTGATATCCCAAATTAGAATGCCTTTATTTAATTCTTCTCCAAAGTTTTGTTGGATCAGAGATCCACAATAAGCTACAGAAGGCTTCAGCTCTACCTTAGATCCCTTGCAAGGCTTATAGCGAAGATATTGCTGCTTATGAATGTCCCCAAGGAACGCAAAATCAAAATCATCGAAGATTGATATATTATCATCGGTATCTTTCATAGACCAGCCAGTATCAGTCTTTGAACCTTCTATTGCGCCATGATATAATGCTATATTTATTTTTGACGGATCAGATGGTTTAACCCAATTATCTCTATCAAATATCGATAGGACGTTCAAAGTAACTTTATCATCTATATTTCTTTCTCCTGATCTTTTAAGAAGAAAGATATTAGAATTATTCAACGCTTCTACGATTGGAGTAATTGCATCTTGTCTATCAAGATTCTTTAGATTTCCGTCGTGATTTCCGAGTATAATATAAAGAGGTGCTATGCTAGCTAATTCTGAAAAAAATCTACCAGCTATTTGCACAAACTCTGGGGAGATATTTGTTTTCGTATGTGCTATATCTCCGCACAAAATTATATTATCTACCTTCTCATCCCTCAAAGATGAATATAGTTGTTGAAAGACCTTTTCGTAAACATCGTGATATTTTAAATTTTTTATATGTATATCACTTAAATGACATATTTTCATTAAATAAACTCCAATTCTTTTTGTAATAAGGTATCGTATGTAATAAGACTAGCTTGCTCTTTGCGCTTTAAGAACTCTTCATGAGGCATATCGCCAACATCTTTATATGGATCAACATATATTTTATATGTTTCTACGCCGTAATTAATAAGTTTTTTCAAGATTTCATTTTCTTTTTTGTTAGCATCAGGATCTAGCGCAAGATATACTGTAGAATCATATCCAACAATTTTTTGAAATAGTACGCTCTCTTCTCTTAGAGTAGAGCCCAACAGCGGTATAGAATTTTGCCCTGCTTTAATAGCATCAAATATGCCTTCAACAAGAACAATATCTTGATCAAAATCTATAAATAATTCATTAAAAATTATATCTTTAGATGCTTGTGGCTGCTTATACTTGGCGAACTTATCTCCAGTTATGTTTCTGCCAATAAAATAATTTAAGTTCCCGTCTTTATTGAACGAGGGAACAACAACACGATCCTTATACTCTCCATCTGTACAAAATCCAATCTTCCAGAATAAGATATCTTGTTTGCTAAGACCTCTTTTCTTGAGATAATTTATATATTTTATATGTGTAAGATGGTTAATATTTGATGTTAGTGTAATAAAATTTTCTGGTAAAGATAAGATTTCTTCTACGTTTTCTGTTTTATCTGAGAATAGGTCATCCATGTTCGTGGAAAGATCTATTTCATTATCATATTGCTTCCATCTTTGGAATACTTCTAATGTAGCTTTTTTCTTTACAAGCTTTCTTATATTACCATGCACATCACAAACCCAGCACTTATACTTTCCTTTCTCAAAGTTTAAGGAGAGTTTCTTTTTGTGATGATTGCAGAAAGGACAGTGATAAAGATATTCATGCCCTACTTTATGAAAGCCGCCCAGAAAAGAACTAACAATGTTTAACTTTTCAGAGATTTCCATTGTGAATAACCCGCTTTAGCGATAATAAGACTATCGCTTCTATCCATAGATCCAGGAACTGGATTACCATGTGCGGTCAATTCTACCTTAAAGTCAGGTTCTTTGTCAAGGACGGCCTCAAATACAACTTCTTTTGCCTTTCTGCCTTTCTCTGGCCTGACTCCATAAGATTTTCTAGCTGTTGCTGCTGATATGAATTGTGGATGAAGACCTATTATATCATAACAAATCCAAGATACTATGCCATTAAATCTCATTAATGTTGAGATAGTCTTGGCAGATGACATACCAGACGAAAATGACATTAGAGGCTCTTCAATGTAAATTGCTTTTATCTTATAAGTTTTTTCTAAATTCTCTACATATTTTTTTATATTTGCTGCTTTAACAAATAAATCTTTAATTTTTTCTAATCTTACTGCTTCGCATAATACAATCTTACCATCTTCATCTAAGATTGTAAAGGCAGTTGTAGTTGTAGAGATATCTATTCCAAGGATCATAAATTTATAATACTATATGTCTAGTTTTAACTTAATGGTATAATCTGTATCTTTTGTTTTTCTTAGAGGGTTAGCTAATTTTGCTATGCCAATCATCTCTCCCTCTTCATTGTATAAAGCAATTTCGCTAATAAAAACTTGCGGAGTATAACTGGATTCGTGATTTGCGAACGAGCTTGATACCGTATTCTTTATCAATATTTTATCATTTTCATAATACTTGCCGTCTGATGGTATAAATAGAGAATTAGCCGAAGCTGTATGAACTACGCTATTTACTGTTATAGAAGAAGTCTGTCCAAGTAATAGCTTATTAGACTGTCCTCCACTTATAAAAGTTCTATTATTGCTCCACGTAAAATCATTTTTATCTGCTGTGCAGAACATTGTAAGAGTATTTAACGTATTTAAACCTTGAAAGCTTAGTTCAAATGAAGTCCCAGTTATTCTTCCCGTAGAACTGTATAGAGCATTGGTTGTAGTTTTTTTATGTGATCCAAAATGATTCCATCTTAATACGTCTGCTATAGGAACGTTATTATAATTAACACCAGGAAATGTTGAAGACGAAACCGGCTGTATATAATATTGCTGTTTTGTATCAAGCGTATTACTGCTATCCAATATTATTATGCCTTCATCATACAGAATTGAACCTGCTTGATGATTTTTTAAAGATACTGGATAATTCAAAGAATAAGTTTGTATTATCTTGCTATCTTTATTAATATCTGATGCCTCAGCTACAAGAGTACCCGTTATATATATTTTCAAATTTAATGTACCAGGCTGTATTCTAGTTCCATAATAAGCTTGTGGTATTTCTAAAAAGCAAAAATTTCTATCAGGTTTTATATAACTACCAGAATTAGAAGATAAGCTTGGTAATCCAGGATATGTTTGTGTTTTAGTTTGCGGAATTCCATCATTATTCAACAGTGTGATCATTCTTAAATTTGTGTTTTCTAAATTATATTTAGAGAATATGTTTTTTAATGCAGATATCTTTTTTATGCTTAAATATTCTGTATATTTTTCATCAAAGCTACCAGTCGATGTGCGAACATAGCTTCTTTTTATTTGAGGATTATAAGACAATGTTCCGCTTATATCGTAGGACGCATAAATATTACTCTTTGTAAATTCCTCGGTAACTGAAGATGTATACACTAAATTTTTTTCTAGAAAGGTTATTGAAGAACTGACTTTATTCCCTTCGCTTATTTGGTCATTAATAGTTACATTACCATCATAAAAGACGATTTTATATGATGGATTGCCTACGATTGTATTATAGAATAAGTCATTTTTTTCAAATTTTTTCATATTAATAATCTAATCTAACAGATAGAGTATAATTTACGGCATCAGTATTTCTAAGTGGCTCACTTAATTTTGCGGTAGCTAATAGTTCATCGCTATCAGAATATAGACCAATTGTTGTTATATAAGAATAGTTCTTATCTGTTGGACTATTCTTAACTCTAATCTTAGACCCAGTTAAATATGTCGGATTAGAACTAAAGTTAAATTCATTAGCATCTACTCTGCAATTATATATAGTAGAATATAATTGTGTTGTATTGTTAAATTGAACATTCCCGATTCTTCTTCTTACCGAATCTGCTATTTCTGTAATAGATGCAGAAGAAAATCCATGAGAAGCTGTTGCGGCTATACCACCTGATATTGTGCTACCAGATATCCAATTATCTAATAGACTTCCATCTATAATTACAATACCGGCCTGATAAAATATTTTACCTACATCTGTTCCGCCTGTTGATAAATTATAATATTCTCCAACCGGAGAATCATTAAATACTGTTGATATGGATGCTCCATTATCTGTAACTGTCGTTGTTGAGCTATACGATGCAGTAAATTGTCCGGTTCCAATTGTCATAGAGAAAGTGCCATTTGGCTTTATTTCGTCTTTAACAAGCAATCTAGAAAATGGTATAAAGATTGCACTATTGATAGGAGTAGAAGATGTTCCAACTGTAAAGTTTTTAACATTACCCGTAACATCGAATCCAAGTAATGTCTGGGCCATTTGAGTATATATTCTATGCTTATCTGTTGCCCCCGAAACAACTGTAAAGCTTCCACTTCTTACGCCAGCTGTAATATCAAATATATGATTCGCAGAGGAGCTTAAGTATGGGTAATCATATACAGATTCAAATAGACCATGAGTTCCAGTAAACTTTTTGACATTTGTATCATTTGGCCAAGTTCCATATGTACCAGATAAGATAGTTCCTGTTATTGGAATAAATTCCGATAAGCTTTCTTTTGCTGATTGAATATCATTTTCACTAAAAAATTTATAACTCATTATTTAACTCCATTATGGCTGGTAGGCTAAAACAACTGGAATGTCAATTGTGTGTCCGATGTTTGCACCATTTACTCTCAATGTAGTGCTAATATACTTTGCGCCAGACGTTAATCCAGAAACTGGGACAGGAGAGATTGTCTGTCCGTATCTATCAAAATAATAAGCCGGATTTGCAGCTAAGAAATCTGAGATTCTTAAACTGAATGATAGATCTCTACCGACTTGTGTAATATATGTAGCATTTAAACTCGTTGCTGGCTTTGAAACAGTAGCACCATTATTAAATACATTTACGGTTTTAAAGAAATTTGGATTATTTGTTGTATTAACAGTATACAAATTATAAGCTTGATTTCTGTCAAATGCAGTTTATGTTACTATTGTAGAAGAAGAGAATGTTCCATTTGAATCTATTACTTCTAAAAATAATCTATTTGCATATATGTCGAATTCGTTCTCTTCAAGATCAGCTAATTCTCTTTGGACTTGTGAATCTAATGAATCAAATCCTTGTGAAACTCTAATATTTCTAGAGACAGCTCTTGTGCCACCAGCAGCAGCTCCAACTCCATTAGAAATATTTCTTCTGCCGTCAATTAGACCTTTAATCGTGGTGATACCATTTCCTACATTCGAAACGGCTGTATCATTTACTAATACAACAAAAGCATTTAATGTATCATTTAATTGAGATTTTGTTACGGAATCTATAAAATCGCTTTGATTTAGCTTTAATGTCGGTAGGTATAATAAATTTGGATTGGCGTATGTTTTTAATTTATATTGCAATCCGGTATTTGAATTTGTTGTTGGCTCTAATGTTGGAGTCAAATTAATATTTAAATCATAATATGCAGATCCGCTAACATTTCCAATATCGAATAGTCTATAGTCTATTTCATCATCAGCTACTGCAAACTTTGTAATTTTGAAAGCTCCATTGCCTTGAGCTAATCTTCTGCGTCCAAGTTCTGTCAGGACTGCATCTAGTACGATATCGCCAGAATTATCTAAAAATGCCATTTGTTAACTCCTTATCTTTATTAAATAGTATATTTATTTATTTTTTATCTATCATTGTTATCTTTTCTTTACTATCACCTTCGTTGCCGCACGTAGGTAATTCCTTCTATATTAGTACTTGGCTTAAGCTTCTTTCCTCTAGTTGGAAATGGACAAGATTTTCTTCTCTTTCTCTTTCTAGATCGCTTCTTTGTATCATTTGTAGATATACCTGGTATGCTTAGAACGCTAAATTGCTCTGATTCCAAAAATACTTGACTAGAGGCAGAACTTAAATTTGAATTATTATACAATAATATTTTATATGTTCCTCCTGATATATTTAAAGAGTTTGTATTTTTTATAGTCGAAATATTAATCACGTAATTGCTTTGTTGATTATTTATTGTTAAAAATCCAGATGTAGTTAAAAAATCATTAGATGGATTATACCCGTCAACACCCACTATTTCCCATTTTATTTGCTTCTCTGATTCAATAGGATAATTTTTTATATCCAAAGAAAAGCTAGTATCGGTGCCTTTAGGAATCTGATTTGCACTAAAAGATGATAATTTATATTCTACCGTTTTCATATTAACAATAAATTCTATACCGCTTTGTGGATTAAATCCAAATTTATCTGTCATCTTTTGCTGAAATATAAAGCTATTATATTCCTCGGCTGATTTAAATGGAAATGATAATCCAAGTTCTATATATTCAGATTCATTGACTGTACTGGAGTTTACTATCTCATCATTAAACGTATTTGATTTTGCAGAAATTGTTCCTTCCCACTTCTGAAAATATCCATCTATTTTTGGATTATTCGGATCTTTAAAAATTAAAGCTCCTTTAACTTGATTGAGATTATAACTTATATTATTTCCTATAAGCTGCGGATCTTTGGTCCCGAATATAACATCTTTTATTGAACCCTGAGATAAATCAAGTTCCTTGCCGAGATATTTATAGACAAATTTTATTTCCGGCTTTTGAGCAGAAAATACTTCATAATACTTTTTACCACCGCTAAAAAGGTCTATATCCGAATACGTTGATTTCTTTTCAGTGCTACCTAAGTTATAGAAATCTAAAACAAAATGTCTAACATTAATGTCAAGTTTTCTTTTGGTCTTTGGGGAGGACAATCTAAGTTTTAAAGTCTGTCCAGTCTTATAATCATTTGAAGGTATTAATTTTTCTGTATTATACCAAAAATCTAAGAGTCCCGGTTTTCTAACAAAACCACCAGTTAATCCAAGATTTTTGTCATAACTATATTTTTGTATATCAGAAGGAGAAACTTTTATCTTATTTAAGAAATTTACTTTTGTTTTTACGACTTCTTTTTCTTCTGGTATAAAAAAGTTATAGTCTAGATAAGTTGAATTCTCGGTGGAAATCATCTCAAGCTCTAATACTTTTGTCGGAGAAGAGAAGTGCTGTACCACTTCAGACTTATCTAATGGTATTGTCTTTTTGTTTAACTTTTCGTCTTTTAGATTAAGTATCTCATCGTATATATCATATTCTCTTTCGGATAAGAAACAATAATAATACTTTTTATTTGTGTCTATGTTATCTTCAAGAATAGCTATTTCACTTAATGTTATATTATCTTTATTTCTAGGAAGATCAATTACTTTATAAAGTTTTGATTCCTGCAATATATCATCATAACTTACTGGCTTATCTGGGCTTCTATAAACATAAACTTTTTGCAATATAAGGTCATTAGAATGCTGTGTTTCTAGCGGGGTTAATACTTTGGTTATAGATACGTTATTTTTTCTTTTTCCGTCGGCACTATTAATAACTTCCTTAGGATTATTCTTTTTGAATGTTTGAAAACACATTTCATTAAGAGTTATCAATATATTTTTTAGTTCTTCTCTAGAGTAGAGGTTGTTAAAATTAGGATTATTATCTTGAAAATAATCTAACACTTTATCACATGTAGCTCCTACTTGAGTTGGATCTACTAGATTTAATAGATTTATTATTAGTTCTTTTAGATATAAAGCAAATCTAGATACCAATTCTCTAAACCCTAAGCTCTTTGAAGATATAATATTCTGTAAATTTTTACCGGCTTGAGGAATATCTTCCTTGAGGCTATTGCTTTCAAAGATATTATTTTCTTGTGCATTAAATAAGAAATACATATGATTAACTACTGCACTTCTTAATATATAATGAATTACATTAAAATAAAGAACCATTGGTCTAATCAAGCTAAGAATAGTAGCATCTAGTGATACATTAGATAATGATGTAGAAGCAAAGCTATAATACTCTTTTTCATTGGAAAACGCTTTAGAATTTAATTCTTCTAATGCTAGACAAGATAAAAGTTCTTCATTATTTCTTTTTATTATAATCTGCTTTGGAGGCTGTACTGTGGAATTATAAGAAGTTCTGACCGCCTTAGCTTTTATATAAACTTTATTCTTTATTTTTTGTTTACTATTAACAGATATATCTAAGTAATTAGGAGCTTCTCCTTTACCTTTTACATAAGTATCTTTATTATTTGAGTCCGTAACAATCTTGCCTTTAGATGTATAGTTATTAGATCCGGAGACGCTTAATCCTAACTGATAATACCCATCTCTAAAATATTTGTATAGAGTATTATAGAAAACGCCTTGAGCATTTAGTCTAAAATCATCTGTATTACTAATCTTACCATCATCGGTAAAATTACTATAGAAATCCCAAGACTTTACATCAAATATATTTGTATCGTTCTGTATGCTTTCTAGAATTGTACTTAATCCAAATAATTCTCCGGTTGTAAAATATTTCAAAGGAAGCTTTATCTTTTCAAAATTTTCGTTAATATTCTTTATTTCAGATAATTCATCAAAGCACGAATATCTTAAAAAGAAATATGGCATTATATTTTTATAATACGAGTTTGCTTCTGATGTACCTAATCCGTTTATTGCAAATTCATTAAATCCACGATCTGGAGATTGTATGGCCGATTGTAATAGTGCATAAGGATTTTGTTGAACAGATTTACCTGTAATAAAGGTAATTTGATTGAATTTCGCATAGCTATCATACAGTACAGAACCAGTAAAATTACTTGAATCAAATGACATATTTATACTCCGACTATGAAATATTCATAGGCTAATCTATCATAATATTTTTTATTCTTTAAATTCACTCTACAGATTACGCTTTTACTTAATACTCTTGGTAAATTGTTTAAATTTATTTCTTCCCATTTTTCGACAAGAGAATCTTCAGAAATAGAAGAGAGATATTCTAATTTAAACTTTAATATATTTCTAAAAAAGTAATTTGGATATTGAAACGAATCTTCAAGAAATAATTTATAATCGCTTCTCTCGGATTTTCTTTGTGGCTTTACGATCTCATCGTTCATTAATATGAACATTAAAAATAAATTAGCGCTATTATTTGATGTACTAGTTTTTAAACTTGTATTCTCTAATTTAAATATGGCATCTTCAGAAAACGCACTTACATTTGTTGTATTTGTTCTTACATCCTGTGGAGATGTTGAAGTATCTTTCTTACTCTCTTTTAAATTGTAAACACCTTTAGTAAATAAATATCTCTTGTAATCAAAATCATTTTTAACGTTAATTAATTTAGAATAAAAATCTACTAAAATATTTTTATTTCCATATTGAATTGTATTGTATATATTGTTAATAATAATAGTTGAAAACGATGAATAACCATCATCTTGAGTAGAATAATTTTGCAATAAAGAATTTCGTTCTCTTGTGCTAGTAGCAAAACTAACTCTTTCTTTTACATCTAAAAATTTTCTAGCATCTATATCCTTTGTTTCAAAAATAATTTTAGTCCTCTCGGTATTGTGATACTGTAGTAAAGACTCTTCGTGCTCTGCTATTTGATTAAATAAAATTTGTGCGTCTTCTGTATTTGGTAAAGAATTCAAGAAGTTTATATTTTTCATCTTCTCCTTAAGATGAGAATATAAATTTAATCTATAAGAATGCTCGAATATTATTTTTACTGGGTAAGTCATATCTCTATTAAAATCTATGACATATGTAGAAATATTATCGCTTAAGGATAATGAATACTTCTGAACAGAAGCATAATCTTCTGCTTTATATATTATCTTTTCCGCGTCTTGTATGAGAATCCTTGTGGATAAAGACCTGCCTATAATTTGTTTTAATTCTTGATCAGTAAAAAATCTAGATAAACTATTGTTATCTTTTACTGCCGCAAATTCATTAACATTTAAAATTACATAAGGATATCCCTGAGAGTTAAAAGAAGTATGTAATTCTGATAAATAATTTTTCTTCATTCTTACTCACAAGTTGATTGTTGCTCTTTACCGCCAGATCCATAAATATCTTCTGTCTTAATATCTTCTGTGAAGGAAGCATCTTTATCAAAGGATATATTTAAATACTGCTCTACGGAAAATTTATCCTTTTCTAATTTTCCAAATGATAACTTTTGTAGATTTCCGTCTTTTTGATCTTCTAAAAATACTTCTAAATTAAAATTAATTTTTTCGTTTTCTTCAAAAGAGTTAATTTCATCAATCTCTAATAATAAATCTTTCTCTTCAACTATAAATGTTTTGATATATTCTTTACCATCTTCTCCAATAAAGTTATAGCTATCTACTCTATTATAATAATAATTAACGTCTATCTGAGGTATTCTATCCTCTAGCCCGGAATTTTCTATCATATTTTCAAAAGAATCAGCAGTATATCTAACTTGATAATAATTTGGGGTTACTAGTTTAGAATCAGTTGATCCTGTTATGTAATTCTGAAAGTTTGGAGCATCTACAAATTTTATATTCCAAGCAGGAGCAAATTGATTCGTATTAGTTTTATCTCCAAGCTCATTAGAATATATATGCTTTATTATCACATTACCTTCCTTACCATCTCTATAAAAATTACTACCAGAGAAATAAGTTGGAGTTTTGGTTCTTATAGTATTTTTAATTCTGTCTGCTATTTCATTTTGCTTCTCGCCAGTATTACTTTCGTAAGTTATATCTATATCATGAAAAGTATAAAAAGCTGGTTTAAATAGTCCTTTTGATAACAGTTCACGACCTTTTGGAGTTAGAACAATATCAATTACTTCTTCATTTTTATTAAAAAGCTCCATGTATTTCCCTCGAACTAGCTACCGACATTAGTATCTTTTACCACATTTCCATCTTTATCTATATGGAATCCTAAAGGAACATTATTAGCTTTATTATATTCTAATTCAACATCTACTTTTGCCATGTTAGCAACTTCGTAATAACCATGTGGCCAGTTTAATGTCAAAGAATAATCTTCCGTTTCTGGTGCCCCTAGAGTTCTATTAATTATATTTTGATAGCTTTTTTCTGCTCTTCTATATACCTTAAATACTTTGAATCTTAAATTTTTTGGCAGAGTACCACCAAATTTATTTAAATCATCATATGAAAATAGAGGATTTCCTTCTAAATCAAATTCTATTGTCTTATTATCTATTTCCATTTTTGCTGCCGCTTCAGGAATCAATCCTTGCCAAAATCTCAATAGATCATTTTTTGTTAGAACTGTTTTATATTCCTCAAAGAACATTAAGAATGGAGCTGCAACCTTTCCGTAATCTTTCCTTGTTAAAGGAGTTTTAGATTGTCTTCTTATCTTCATAAAGTCTAATAGAGGCGGCATAAAGTATTTTTTGCTAAACTCATCTACTTTCTTTATGTACTCGCTTATATCATAATTTTTTTCAAATTTATCAGTGCTTATTTCTAATAATCTTTCTTCTTGATTATTCTCTAAGTATACTGGAATTATAACTATGGCATCAGAAAGGACCGTAGAAGGCGCTACGTCTCCGATTCTAACTTTTTGCTTAGTATCGAATCCTACAACCTTTGCTAAAGAGCCAGTTAGATCGTTAGAGTTATCAACTACTGTAAAGAATAGACCTTGATCATCATTAGGAATAGAGCCAAGCTGGTGCATAATTCCTCTAATTGCATCGCCTGCATTAAAACCAGAATCATATGTACTAGAGCCGCTTGTTTTTCCTTTACTTCCAGAGAAGTTTAAATTTGCCGTTGGGCAAGTCCATTTAACATACGGAGTCCAAGTTTCATCTGAATCTGAAAATCCAAATAATTCAACGCAATCACCTAGATTTATAGCATTTTGTGCTATCACTGAAGATGTAATAAAAGAACTTTCAAATGTTACTGTTGTATGTTTTTTAATTTCGTTGAATGAAATTTGAGCAGTCTTACCGACATTTAAGTTTACGGAACCAGTTTGAAAAATCTGTGATGGTCTAAAAGTTAAAGTAGCCAGTGCATAAGAAGAGCTTACCCAAGATGAAGATGGCGGTAAAATAACATCAGAATTAAAACTAGAGCCAGTAACATCTTCTATAGATGCTAATCCACTAGTAGTGAGCCAAGGAGGATTGTGAAAAATATATGGTTTATGTCCAAAGCTTTCTAGCGAAGAATAGGTAGTAAAATTTGGAGTTTTATTTATTATGAATTGCATAGAGTAGTCTTTATTTAAATCTTCAAAATACCACGAAGTTTGTGGCTTTGACTTTAAACTAGGCAATTTACTATCTTTAATAAAAGTATTTACGACTTCTGCAAGAAAATTGTTTACAGTATTTTTATACGGCTCTTCATTTATAACTCCCGCTTGTAGAGTCCAAGAACCATCTGCGTTGTCTAATATATCCGGATCTGCATCGAAGTATGGAATACCTGCTATTTTAGCAGGATCTAGAATTGTATCCCAAGGTACTTTATAATAAGATCCGGTCAAGCTTCCTGTTAAAGAAGAGATCTCAGCTTTTGTAATAGTAGAATTACCAGAGCTATGAGTTACAACGCTATAGGGCATCCCAATGCCAGCTTTTATTGAATTAAACATAATTCCAGGATGGAATAATGGCGTAATTTTTCCTTTTGTTCCTTTTATGCCAATATCTGCTTGTGGTCCGCCATATTTAAAAGCCGGAGATAATACTCTTCTGATGTTCTGATCATAATATCTAGCATAAACTCTTGCTAGCGTATAAGATATATAAGGAATTGGATAAAATTGTAACGTAGGATAAAATTTCTTTATCACGCTTAGATTGAACTTTATCTTAGATATTTTTAGATCTTCATTTTTATTTAGATCTGGCAATAAATCTACAAAATCAGAATATAATTTATGTTCTTGTTCATAAGCTGGTATAGTTGGTGGATTTTTTGTTTTAAGCTTTCCAGCGAGAGCATCAGAAATAAATTGTTCGCTAGTTCCGCAGTTTAGAGGTAATATATTACTATATTCATCTACAAATTCAAAATTACTAGGAGCAGGCTGTCCATCTATATAATAGTCATTTAATACTAATCTAGGATCATATTGCGTAAGAGTTGAGTAATCTTTAAAATTTCTTGCTACATCATCAGATATTTCAGTTATATATTCATATAAAGGAAATGAATTAGCCGTTTCATGCACTGTATTTTTAGGTCTATTTATGTTATAATTTCTTCCAAAGTGAACAAATTCATTATAAGGCGTTGAACTACTTCTAGAAGATCTCAGAACTCTAGGGAATCCAACTTCTGGATATGTAGAAGAAATAAACGTTGGGTTGTCAAGAGTCATTAAGATGCCAGATTGGTCATTTAAAACACTTCCAGATGTCGTAGTTAAAACATCCATTGGCCACATGCTTGCATATATTCTTTTGCCATCTCTTAATAGTACGCTACCAGAATTTGGAGCAGAATTATCTGATCCATTAGTTCTAGTCAACTGTCCAACATCATTTGTCTGCATACTAAGACTATTGTAGCGACCTTCACTATTAAAAATTCTAGTATTTTCATCATCACTCCAAGAATAATTATATTCTTGAAATTGTAATGAATTTCTATTGTAGCACAAGATTCTGTAAGCCTCTGATGCTTTTGGCCAAACTCTTTCTTTGTATTTTATTTTTACAATCTTAGGGTAAACAATCGAATTTTGATTTCTCTGTTTATCTATATCTAAAATTCTAAAAAACATAGAATTAGATTTATCTGAGAACTTTATGTTTCTTGAGTCTTGATATAAATTTTCAATTTTATTTGTATCTGTATTATAGTAATCTCCATAGAATGCATAATTTGATGCAAAAGGAATTGAAATTTCTTCTGATACATCATCATTTAATTTAAATTCTATAGTTGTATTATGATATTTTGAGTTAATTGAAGAGTGCTTTAAAGTCTTAAAAACCTTTGAACCATCAGTATCGCCAACGCTATTTCTTCTTCTGGTGTATAAAAGAGTTTTAGTATATCTATTTGATAGTTGTCTGTGAGTCGAAAAGCATAGCAGCTTCTCTTTGGATATAAGATAATTATGTAAATCTATATTTCCAGTTAAAGTTAAAGCATAATCTGAATAGCTTGCACTTTTAACTAATTGCTCGGAATTTGGTCCGAGGTTTAAATTTTGGAAATAACTATCTCCGTCCATTGATCTACTAATAAAATTAATACCCGGATCATTGTAATCCTTTACTAGCATATTATTATCATTTGACGAATTAATGATATATCTAGCTCTAATCCATTTATACCCAAGCTGCGAGAATGGTATTTCTCTTCTAACGAAAGAATTATCATATTTATTTGTAATTTCGCCAGACTGAGTTAAAAAATAAATTATATTTCTTTGTACTCCATGAAATGATGCAGTAGTTCCGAAACCTGCCGCAGTGTAATTTCCATACTCGGAATGATCTGATAAAAATTTCTTATTTAAATAATGTCTTACTAATGGATTTCGATAATTAAGCGTATTGTACGGGCTAAACTGTCTTGAAGCTACATCAAGACCTTTATTTGCCTTGGATTCTGGTCCGCCAGGAGCGCCAAAAGTTTGAACTATAATACTATTATTCGATGTATTATCTGATAATTTAAAATCTTGTACCAATGAATCTTTAGCACCAGATATAAATGCACTTTCATTTTCTTGAAAGCTTGCAGTTGGATGATCTCTCAACCACATATTATTAGCGCTTCTGTTTGTAGTCTGGAAGACTTCATAATTTTTACTAAAGTTTCCGGCTACTCTAGGATCGACAGTCTTAATTCTTTTTGTGTTTACAATTCTCTTTGACGTGCCTTCTCTGGCAAATCTCACAGCTAATCTTGAATAGTCTGGTGTTGATCCTAATGGACTAGTGAAGTTTATCTGATTGCCGGAAACATCGATAGAAACCATTTCTGGTCTGCTATTTTCATTATCTGTACCGTCATTTATTGGCTGGTGTCTATGACTATATCCACCAACATGCTGATTTGTAAAAGGCCCTTGCATAGACGCCTTTATGACGCCTTCGTGATGCAATTTGGTTATGTCATACGGGGAAGAGACTCCAGAAGATGATAGCTGCGCTCTATATCCTTGAAAATCAGATGGAGCGATAACTGTTACTGGCATATAAGAATTTTTTACACCAATATTTGATCCATAAAGTTTTATATTTCTAATGAACATGCCAGTCTTGGATACGAGATCCATGCTCTGTTGCTCAGTAAAGGTTATTGTTTGTGTTGGATTTCCTTTCAATCTCTCAAAAACATGGTTATATACTTTTTGCTCATCAGAATTATATCCCTGGACTATAGAGAATGTGTTCTTCGAATCTTCTATGGATAAAACATTAACACCAGCCTTTGAATATTCTGTATAAACAGCTTCATGGACTTGTGCTCTTGTTTCATTATTGCTGCTGCTTTGAAACAAGCTTTCATCTTTTCTGTCTGCTAAATATCTATAAAATTTATCTCTTGGATTTGATTCAGAGGCGCTTGTGTAAGAGCTTAGCTTATACGAATCAGATCTTAGTTTCTCTTCATCTTGCTTAACTACGTTATATCTTATTTTGTTTCTAGCGCTTTCTCTCATTTTTATCCCTTAAAATATTATAGTAATTACTTTCTAAGAACAGCTCCGCCAATTTTTCCTGTCGTTTCTTTACTTAAAATTCCAAAATTTTTAGCAGTAGTTCCTATGTATAAACTTTCATCTCCAACATTACCACTTAGATCTTTAATGTAGTGTATAAAAGATTTAGGATGAATTTGTTTCCTGACCTTGTTTCTGCTAAGAATATGATTTTCTATAATAGTTCTTGCCTTATCACTTGAGTTTGCTGAAGCTGGTATTAAATTAAATAATATTCCATCTAATGCATCATCAATCCATTTATAAACATTTACAAATTTTTCTAGATCAATAGTGTTTTGAACTTTTTCAAAAAAGATTCTTCTAAAGTAATCTAAATCTCTATATTTCATACTATATTCAAAAGTAGGAGTAGCGATTAGATTATTAAATTCTACAATTGAACCAAAAAAGTTTAAGATATTTTTTGAAATTACATCATACATACTTGATTCAACTGCAAAGAAAAATCTCTCCGGTCTTGCGTCTTTTGTATAAAAATCATCATTAGTTTCTAATATATTTACTAGATTACTAGAGATAATATTTTCTGGGTCTTGTTGTTCTTGCCCATAGATTAATTCTTTGGATTTAATAAACACTAATGGCTCAAATCCATAGCCAGCTCCAGTAAATATCTTTTGCTTAGATCCGGATAAATAACTATTTGCAAAAGGGTTACTTATTGATCCAGAAGTTAAATCTTGTATGTAATATACGTTTCCATTAGTATCACTGGATGTTATGGTTGAAAAATCCCAATTTAATATTAGTGTCTCTGATTTTGGAATATATTCAGAGAAATTTGGATTGTTATTTCTTGTAGGATTTTTTCTACCAAAATTATTTGGATTCTTTGCGTGCTCTTTTAATTCATCAGAATCTAGTTTATCCATCCATACTCTAGAATAAGCTGATTTATGATTCGAACCATAAACTAAATTACCAGTTATGTTTGTTCTTTCCGCTCCTACGAATAAACGTTTGTTACAACCAAAGAAGCTTGATCCGCTTGCTTGATTAAAAGAAGATGTTAGTTCAAAATATCTAAAATTATTATCGCTTAAATAAGAATAGCCAGAGAATTTAACTTCGTATTCTGGCGTAGTTAAAAACTTTTTTTGATATATTTGGAAAGATAGATTCCAAAAATTATTATTTCTAAAGTCGTCAAAAAAACTTGAAGTTAAATCAACTGCATATTTTGAAGAATATAAGCTGAAATATCCTTTTTCATCTCTCTCGTTTAAGTAAACAGAAAATGATGCACTATCTGGCGATACTTCATCTGTTGAAGCTAATGTATCGCTAGCTTGTCTTATTCCGAATAAAGAGTATTTTTTTAATTTACTTTTTTCAGATATATCTTCATAAAGAGTATCTGGCTTTTTAGGGAAATAGAATCCTCCCTCAAAACATATTGCTCCACTAATACTATTAGAAGAAGTTATAAATGATGTTGCGTTAGAATCGGCAGAAGCATAATTAAAAATAACCGAGTTAGCGTTCTGGCTATAACGATAATTTGTTTGATCTACTACGTCTTTCTTTATTGATTTATTTATATATGAGTCTTTTAATTGATATTCTGTTCCGTCTGAATATACGTTTAGTTTAAACATATCTTCATCTGCTCCGAAACATTTAATTAAATTCTTAAAAGATTTTTCTGTACCCTTTGATTTATAGATAATATCTAAGTTATTGTATATATTTTTATATACAATATTTTTTAAATCGTTAATGACCAAAGAATACTCTTTTTTGTTATCTTGGGAAGCTACAGATAAAAGCTCATCTATATTCATAAACGCAGATGGAACATCAAAGCCATTAGAAGATAATAAAATATCATTAAATCCTGGTTCGCTACCGCTATATTGTAGATAAGTTTTATTTTTCACATCTTTAGATTTTTGTATTTGCAAAAATAACGTATCGTAATAGCTAGCAATTACCTGCAAGAAGTTTACAAGAGTTCCATCGCCACTCTGGTCATCATCTATAATCCAAGAAGGCAATAGATTAATCAAATTTGAGCTATTGCTATAATCGTGTGAATCGGCTAATTTTAATTTATTTGTTAAAAAATTTTGTACTAAAGGATTATCAAAGTAGACTATTGGAGATCCAGTCTCTATGTTCTCGGATCCTTGTGTTATAGCAGAAGCAGTATTCCTACTTGTAGAATTGTAGCCAACAAATGTTCCATTATTCAATCTGCCAGAATAATCAAGCACAACAGAATCTTTGCTACTTAAATTAGTAATTCCTTCATTAAATTTGAAATATATTCCTAAATTAACATTAGCATCATCTGTATTGGATCCACCACCAACATTTTTAAAATAATTAATTCCTATTTGCTTTGCATCTCTTTTTGAATTCCAGAACCTGAACTCATCAATAGAACCAGACAATTTACCGTATCCGGTTAAATCTGACGATGAATGATACTTTCCGCCAAGAGAACCTAAAAATCCTATAGATGATCCAGTTATATCTTGAACCGTAGCTGCGCTTACTTGACTTTCTTTGAAGGCTCCATCTAAATAAAAATCAACCTTATATCCGCTTGAATCTTTTCCATAAACAAATGCATAATGATGCCATTTGGAGTCTGCAATGGTATCTAGCCCAGTATTAAATCCCAAAGAAAATCTAAGAGTAGATGTGCTAGAGTAATATTGAGTATAGACAGAAGAGGTATTCGTAGCACCACCAGAAACAAATATCGCTATTCTTTTATCCGAATCTGCTGTTCTTGTATAGAAAATGCATTCTTTGCTAGTTTGCGTTGTAGAATTTGCAAAGGATTCTTTCTTCATCCAAAATTCTACTGTGCTACCTGATTCAAATATAAATCTCGTATTTTCTCTTCTTAAATTATTTGGATCATATATATTATTTTTTGTTTGATTATTAAATTTGATATACTCTGGAGAGCTTGATGAGCCGAACCCATTTGTTAAGGTAGTTGTTCCAGCCCATGTTCTACCAAATTCAACATACCCAGTTGATCTAGGGTATTCAAAATTAAATACATATTTTTCTAACGGATTTAGTTCATTTTCGAATTTTAATTGTTCGTATTTTGAGCCATCATATGGATAATAATCTATTATTCTGTTTACTATATTTTCATAATATTTTCTTGCCAATCCAAATCTTGCAAAATTTGATGGATTACTATAATCAATATCTAAAAGATTATTTTCGTATTTTTTAGTTAATTCTAATACATATTTTTCAGATTCTAATTCTTGATTAAAATCTGAGATATTCTTTTGAGTTGAATTTTTAAGTCCAACTTGCTGAAGTTTATTTTTATTATAAGAATCTTTTAGGCTCATTCTTCTACTCTAAATTTAAAGACATATGGTTGTTCTTCAATTTCCCCATTTTGTTGTAGATCGAATGCAAATTTAAATCCGTATATATAACCTTTTTCTAGAATAGACATATCAAAATCAAAATAATTTCCATCTACATCAAAAGACAAAAGAGTGTGTTGAGTACTGCCAGTTCCATATGGAATAACTTCAAAACTATCTTGTACTCTAAATAGACTGTAATAACATTTTTCAATTACAGTTGGTTCAATATCTTTGGTAGAAACAACATAACTTGTTGGATGCCAATCTTTTTCTCTAATAAATAATTTAAATCTTACTTTATCCTTAAGACTATATTTTGTTTGAGCATTCTTAATTTTTAAAATATAATTTTGCGTTTCTGCGCTATTAGAAGCCTCATAAGAAATAGTATCTATTGTTCCAGTATGAAATATAGTATTTCCAGAAGAATTTTGCCATACATCATAAATTGTGGAAGCAGAGCCTGTATATGCGAAAGAAGCAGAGTATACTCCAGTAGAAACCCAGCCACCAGTTATAACTGATAGGTTCCCTGATACTACTCCACCAGCAATTGGCATTGTACTTGGAGAGCCGCCAAGAGTTTCGTAAATTTTTACATATATAGATCCGGTTCCTATTGATGGAATATTAGTTGCTTTGCCATTCTTATAATTGTACAAATATACTGTATTTATATTTTCATTAGATAATAGAGAACTGCTAATATAAAAGTTTCCACGATCATCAGAAACTTGCGAATTCCATCTTGCCTCTATGTGCGGTCTCCATAATAAAAATTCGCTTCCTCTGCCAAAAAACTTTTTAGTGTAATAAGATCTTGTTTCTGCTGTGTTTTCTGAGCTTATTAAAACTCCTAATCCGAATGATCCAGTAGTTCCTTTGATCCACTCCTCTACCTGTGAAGTTATATCAACATCTAGGTCTTCTGTGCCTTCTACAAAGAATTGAGATCCAGTAAATGCACCAGACCCAGATAAATAATCTCCGCCCTGATTTACCCAGGCTGTGGTTGATGATGAACTTACCCAATTAGAGAAACCCTTATCCGAATACTCATCCATATCAAGCCCAAATCCTTCTGTCCAAGAAGAAGAAACCGGCAATACCTTGATAGTAAATTGGTCTGAAGTTGTTTGACCGTGCTCTGCATTATAAAGCTTTAAAAAAAAATTTACCGATCCAGATGGAGGAACATACCCCAAGCTTCTATCGCTTATAATTTGAGAAGTTGAAAAATTTATTAGGATTCTGGATTCTTCTCTGGTATATCCTGAACTAGAACTATTCTGTCCATATATCGTAAAAACTTCTAGTATGTCGGAAGCTCCCATGTTAGAGCCAGTGCCTCTCTGAGACAAAGTTGAATCAAAGGCATTTGTAATTGTATTATCAGCACTAGCTACATATCTTTTAATTGCCATTAGACTGCAACTCCTTTAATATCTAAATCAAGATCTTTAATCTCAAATATGTGTGTTTGTGGTATTGCTAGATATCTTCCGTCTTTAGAAAGGTTTTCTCTAACAGAGTATTGAGCACTACTATAGCCAGCACCAGTCTTTTCCGAAATCATTACATTTCTGGTATCAACAACATGCTTTACATTATTTAGAATTTTATATATATCTGTTAAATAAACTGGCTCTCCAATTTCAAATTTCTTAGCAAATCTATTTTTTAGAGCAGAAAGACACTCTGCTAATACAGCATTAACATCCTTATTTAACTCCACAACTATTTCAAAATCTATTCCTATATTTATTATGGTAGCATCTAAAATATCTACTACATCATTAATCATCTTATAGTTTGAAATCCAATTTTTTATATTTTGTTTTAATGTACTAGTTGATACAGATAGTTCATTATCTTGATTAGAAGATACAATATAAATATTTATATCTCTTTTTATTGAATTCGGATCTTGAAGAACATTTACTCTTTTAACAGCTCCATATTTCCCTGGCATTCTATAAATTAAATTTATATAATCTTGTTTCGTTACAGCTCTATTTTGAGAAGAAGAAGCTCCCAATGCTCTTAATCTAACTTCATCAATGGTTGGAACATCTACAAATCCAACAATAATATCTTCGTTTTCAACCTCGAATGAAGATATCAATGATAAGCCTTCAGAAGTTGAGTAAGTACTTGATCTAAATTCTATGATTGGAGTAGATACAGAATTTATAGATCCAGCTGGAACGTTTGAATTTGATGAAGGATTTGATCTATATTTAATTGTTAATGTTGTATTTGCTGGAGAGATACCTAGTTTTTCTGATTTAACAATTTGATTTGGGTCAAACGTTAGATCAGAGTCATAGTTTTTACCATAAAAATTTAACACTACAGATGTCGGATCAATAAAGTTATTTTCTACAAAATCAGATTCAGAGCCACCTCCAAATTGAACTTTGCAGTTTCCATTTATATCAAATTCTGTGGTATATCTTCTATAAGTTTGAAATTGTTTTAAAATAAAAGGAACCGTTGCAGAATCTGGGCCAAAGTTTTTTACCGGCTTGTATACAGTATCTTGGGCGAGATAATCTACTTCATAGTATTCATTTCCGTCCGAATCGGTGATCGATACGATTTCGCTTATATTTGATTCGCCAATTTCTAGCGAATAATATTTTACATAATCTCCTACGTCAAAAGTTTTTGTTTTTACTTCACCAGAAACCACTCTACCAAACGCTTTATAGATATAATTTACTGGTGTTCCATTTGCGCTAACATCTCCTACTTTAATCTCAGAGGTCGTTTTATTGAAATCTACATCTTCTGCCAAAATAAATGTAGCACCAGATTCGGAAGATAATATTGTTCCCTCTTTTAAAATTGGAACTAGATCTAAATCAGGCTGGAATCCGTTAGTCTGTGCAGGAACTGCAACATAAAAAGAGCATATACCATTTGAAGATGGATATCCAGGAAGTTTATATCCCATCTGCTTAGCAATTTTTAATACATTATTTTCTTGAATAGAAGTTTCGAGGAAAGTCTCATTCATCTGGTAGTCTAGGTAATATGAAAGTATATCTCCAGTATAAGCTACTAGGTCCAACATCATAGCGCCAAATGAGGAATCGTTAAAATCCTTATACGTATCAGGATAATAAACTTTTACATAGTTTACTAACTCTTTTTTGATTGATTCAAAATCTCTACTCGTATAGGAAATTGGTGGTCTTGTTTTTGGCATTATATAACTCCTAGCCTACTTGTAATACTTCGGAAGCGTTAAGCGCTGGAATAACAAACTCTACCGAGACATATAGCTTATTTAAGTTATTTGGGTCTTCCAAGACTGATACTTTGCGAATGTTAATAAAAGGCATATACCTTCTTACCTGCTCTACTATTTCTTGTTCTATTTGAACATTTACTGTATCGCTCATATTCTCAAATAAAAATTTTCTTAACCCAACTCCAAAATTTGGCAGCATTATTCTCTCGCCTCTTTCAGTAAGTATTAGAGTTTTTAAATTTTGCTTAACTACATCTATCATATTTTTATTTAAAGAAAATGGCCCATCTTCTTTATTGTATACAAACGGTAGGGCTACAGAATATCCTTTAAACATTATCTTGCAACTCCTTGGCTAAACTTTCTACCGAGTTCTTATAGTAGTTTATAAAATCTGCCATATTTTTATAAGCTCTTGTATTTTTAAATTTATTACTATTATAAATACTTTTAATATCTGCTAAATTTATATTAGTAGATAATTTAGCTATTAAATTGTTCTGCGGATCTGCTAGAGCTGGAAAAAATCCAAGTAATATTTCTTTCTCTTCTTCGCTGGTATTTTTTTTCATAAACTCGACAATATCTTCCATAAACTCTTTTTTTAAATATTCTAGGAATACCGAATCTGGCGTTCTATTGTTAGCAAATATATCATTTTTTTCGAGAGTTTCATAATCATATAATCTAGAAAAATCATATTTTATATCATTATTATATTTAAAATCTTTAACAAATATTTTTTTGTTTTTATTACCTATTTTAACCGCTGTAACGAACTTTTTTTGAATTTGTAAAAACAAAGAAGGTTTTTTTGGAATCTGTTCCATTAATTTTTTCTGAACTGAATTACTTAATAATAAAGAAAATGTTCCTTCTTTATTATTAATTTTACTAAAGTCATATTTTTGTAACGAAGTTCCTTCAGGGGTCTTAATTAGTAAACCTACTGTTGTAAAATCTAAAATATCTTTGGCTGTGTAATCATAAGTATTAATATCTCTATAAAGATTTGATACATTAAATTCGTTAAAATATACAGAGAAATAGCAATCTATTATATCATCAAGATCTATATTAAAACCAGGTCCAAATTTAACTTTTGGAAGTTTATTAGTATCTTCATAAAATTTAGAAAAGTCATTTTCTTTTACTATCCAATTTTTACAAAATATTCTAGTAAGGTCTCCATAAGACATTCTTAAATTTCTTTGATCTTCACTAAACGTTCCTACGATCATTTTTGAATAATTGCTATTCAATACTTCTTTAATATATTTACTATCAGCTTTTTTAATTGGTATTAATGCTAAAAATCCTATATCTAAATTAGATTTTCTAATATTATTTTCTAGATCATATATCTCTTTTCCTTCGATAAATTTAATTCCAGTGTATGAGTTTGTATCAAAATTTTTATCTAATTCTATAGTTCCTTCTTTATCGTTTTTAAGAATAGACTTAATATAATCATATCTAACAAATATGAATTGTTCTAAATCTAAATATGATTTATCTCCTGGTTCAAAAAACTTTTGAACATATATAAAATCATCACTCCTTTTACTGTCTCTAAAGGATAATGTAATAGGATTTTTAGATGCTTCAGAACCACACCTAAACTGTACATCAACTTGATCTTTTATTTTAAAAAATACTTGTCCAGACAATCCTTTGTATCCAACATCTTCAACTATATTATTTAAATCTATTTTAAAAAACTCATAGCCTTTTTCGGCATTTTTAAAAAATGTATTTATTGAAAAATCATTATAAGGAAAAGTATAAGTAAAATAGTCTTGATTCAATAATTCATTTATCTGAGTTGGTACATCGCCAAACTTTGGGTTTAATAAATTAATAAGTTCTTTACCTACTTCACTAGAGCCGCCGCTTTGAGGATCATATATGGTATATTTATTCTTTTGAGTTAAAGTAAAGTTATTCGGATACGTTACAAATAGAGGTCTTTTATTAAAATTATAAACATCTTCTATATTTTCTATAAAGAAACAAGAATCTATTAGATTTTCTATAGATCCATCGAACTTCGTAAATGTTTTGGATATCAACGCCTTTTCATTTATGTCTTTTTTTAGCTTTTCATATAATTCTGACTTTATATCTTGTAATTGTATTTTATATTTTTTCTGTATGTCACCCAAAACAATAAAAAATGTATCAAACATTAAATTTATTACTTCTTGTCTTCCAATCTTCTCTATCTCATCATCAGATAGCAAATTAAAATTAGTTTTTATATCTTTATTCAAGACACAAGTTAGCCATATATATTTTTTCATTTTATTAGAATTTTTAATTCCAACAATCTGTTCAATTACTTCATAAAAAACATCTACTATTTTAATATTATCATTTATAAATTTATTAAATTGCTCTTTTGATTTTTCTCCAGATAGAGAATCTCTAGAAAACTCTGTTAAAATGAATTGGAAATAAAATCCCGGCTTCAACAAAAATAAATTATGTAGATAAGAATATATCATAAACTTTATATATGCTGTCTGAATTTTTATATTTGTGTATTTAAAGCCTATCATTGCAATTCCTTAATTTTATCTATGTATGAAAATAATAAAGTTTCATCATCTTGAAGATCAAGATTTGTAGCGTTTTTAATATTATCCTCTATTTCGAGAGATAAGTTTCTGAGATAATCTACGTTATAAATAAAATCCCGATAACCGTCTCCAAATGTTTGTTGATCTATTTTATTATATAATATTTCAGATGTTAAAAGAGGATAAGAAACAAATTGTCTATAAACTATGTTATTTAATCTTTCTTCATCATAATCTTTTGAAATTCCTAATTTTTCAAGTGATTGTTTAATATTATATTTCGCTGTAGCGATATCCAAATGTAATATTAATCCATTTTTTACAAATTGTTTTAATATTATTTTATCTTTTACTGATATATCTAAATAATTCCATATAGATTCAGCAGTTACTAGATCTATTTGACCAGAAGTTGATCCTAAAGTTTCTGTGGTTATATTTAACGGATAATCCGAAAGTATCTTATATAGTTCTGCAATATTAATAGAAGGATAGTATTTTGATGATACTGATTTAAAGTTGCCTTTAAAATCAATAAAGAAATTAGATACCAACGTTTCTTTATTAAATAATCTATTTCCTAGAACTTTTTTCTGATCTGCATCGAGGTCTAAACCATCTTCGTCTTTACCTAATTCATAATCTAGAACATTTTGTTGAAATTCTATTACTGTATTAAACGGCAAAGACATAATTTTATTAAAGCTACTTGCTAATAATCTAGGTCCATCCTTAAATATGTCAATTTTCAAATCAGTATCAATTACGCATATCTCATCTAATTCTTTTTGTAAATCAAAAATCTGATCTCTTATTATAGAATTGGCATCTCTATCTAATCCTCCGAGAGAATTCAATTCTGCATCTATTCTGTCTTTTCTTGAGTTTTGAGGAGAACAAATGCTGCCAGCATAATTTTCCAATGAATTTGCTAGGAAATCATAGCAAAATCTATAATCACAATATTCTGATAAAAACAAAAATAACTCTGCTATAGATGCCGAATCAAAAAATCTGTCTTTAAATGAAAAGCTAGACAACTTTATAAAATCTATTAGATTGCTTGTTGTCTGCTGAGTTTGAATACCTCTTAACAAAGAGGCCAGCTCAAATGCATCAACGGCATTGCTTATTTCATAAAGGAAATTAGATATCTCATCTAGGTTCTCAGGAGTTTTATTAATAAAATACTTATCTGCAAATTTATTATAAACAAACTCTCTAGTAGCTTTTTTGGTTAAGTCTATCAGAGTATTAATATCTATATTAACATCTACTGTGTCAAGTGCTCCACCCGATCCAGCAACAGAGCCGAACGAATCAGCAACTAACTTCGGTCTAAATCCTAAATCAACTACTTGATTTTTGTCTTGTAAGATTTCAAGTAGGCTATAATCTACTGTACAAAATTTTTCTAGATATTTTCTAAGCTTCTTTGAAATAAAAGATAATACCCAATTCATAGCAATGTTCATAAAGGCAAAAAATATTTTTACCATTATTATTTTAAAAATATCTATCGTTGGTAGTCTGGGGATTTCTGATAAAATTCCTTCTACCTGCAAAGCCGATGAAACAACATTATAGTATAAAGATTTAAGATATTCTAAGTCTCTTAAAAGGTCATCTGGAGTCAAATTAGTTTTTGCAGGAGCTGGATAACAAGCTTGCTGTTGTGTTTCACCAAGTTTTACTAGTTTATCTATTGTGTCCTTCATTAAGAGGGAAAAAATATCAAGAAGAGGTAATTTATCTACTAATTGAAATATTAATAAAACTAGATCTCTCGTATTTTTTACTTTAGAAAATTCTGGTATTAACAATAGCAAATCAGCATAACAAGGCAACGAGCTTATTGCGTAATGTTGTAAATTTATATTTAAAGTATCTTTTTGAGCAAATATACCTTTTAATAAAGAAAACGCTTTTTGTGTTTCTTGTGATACTATTAAAATATCTTGTGATATTTCAAAATCTGGTAGAACTTGCAACCCTTCTAAAAGGCCAATTTCTTCTTCTTTTTTCTTTAATATTGATAACACTGGATAGTGTAATGACGCAAAACTGCTTAAATCTGCCTCTCCTGAAGCAGACGAAAGATTCTTTTCAATACTCGGTGAAATATATAAATAATGATTTAATGTCTGGAATGACAGAGTTTGATATCTATTTTCTCTATAATTTGTAGATAGGCTTATAAATTCAAGAGTTTTATCTATAAACCTATCTTCTTCAAATATCATGTCTTTTGAAATTTTAAAGTTTATTTTTTTACTTAGATTAAGATTTTCTTTGAAAATAACTTTACTTTGATTTTTTGGGTCAGCAACTATTCTCTTGGCTGTACCAGAAAAATTATCTGCAATTTGTTTTTCTAATATTCTTGTTATGTAGCATATTTTATGGCCAGTTAAATCTAAAAGTTCTTTTTCTTTATTTGGAACAGTATTGCTTGGTTGTTCTTGATATACTGCGTAGAAAGAATCGGCCTTAGTTTTTCCATCATTTGTCTCTGATAAATCAAATGTTAATAAATTACTGAGTATATTTTCTTGAAATACAAATGGGCTGAAGTATTGCCCTAAATTAGAGACCTCTTTTTTGGAGGGTCTTGTCGTTATTCCTAGCAGATTATAAAAAGAATCAAAATGCAAATAAACTTTTAAATCATTTTGTCCATAAGCAGATAAATATATGTTTCTATCTCTTCCAAACTCATATTCTGTTATGATATTATTTATATATGTCTCAAAAGAGCTAGCTAGATCTTGCTTGTCTATATTAATTGGATTACTTATGTTTGCTTTTATTTCTTCTAATTTCTCTAAATTAATTCTAGAGTTAATTTCTTGGCTGTGTTTATCTTTATAAGCTATTGTAAATGAATATTTAGAAAATGAATCATCATTAAAATACTTGTTTATTGAGCTTGAAAAACTTTCTTTTAGATTATTAAGATCTCTAATGTTGTTTAACTCTATCTTATACTTTGTCAGAAATCCTAGAGCACATTCTATCAGAGAATGAGTAGAGAAGTCTCTAACTTTAGTCTCAGACAAAAGTACTTTTGAAAAATCATATACCAAGCAGACTGCATTGTAATAATTTTCAGTGCTATTTTTGCTTTTTAGTAAAGGTATAAGCTTGTAATTATTTTCAAATTGATTTGGAATTCCTATAATTCTAGCCAAACAACTATTATTAACTTTTCTTCCAAAAACATTAGTTAGAAACTTATTAGAATTATTAATTATTTTTTCTTTGTCATCCTTACTAAAACTCTTAGATAAAACACAAATTACTGGGAATGATTTATTATCTGGCCCGCCTTCTACGTCTATGAAATAATCATAATCTCCATAAGATAAATTTGCAGCTCTATCAATCCAGCCAGAAGATGTGTCCTCTTTGAAGAAAAAAGAGGAGTTTTCTTTTAAATTATTATATAAGGTATGTTTAATAACGCTCTCATACGTAACAACATTTAGCTTGCGAGAAACTCTATCAATATAGTCTTGTGTCTTAGCAACATCTAAGAAGCTAGATAAATTTTGAGGATTTAGCTCTAATAGATTATCTAGAGCATACTTTTTAACCAATTCTATTGTTAGTGATGAGTTGATGTTATTTTTTATTGTATTAGTTTGAATTCCATGCAGAAATTCTGCCAATTCTGTTGTAAACAAAAATTCATCTCTATCATAATCTATAGTAGCTCCGGCCTTATCAAACAAAAAAGGATTTGACTTTAAGCAATATAAGAATAGTAAAAATCTATTCATTGAAATTTCAAAATTACTTACATTTTTTTCTTCGAACCTAAAATTTTGATCTAAAGAATCTTCTTCGCTATTAATAGGAAATAGATTTCCAAAATAATTTTCCGAAAACAATCCAGGAATCCAATTATTATAATTTGATGGAGAAGAGAATTGTTGGATTTTCTGAAGCTTTGGCTTTTTAAAATTTATTGGCATTTAGTTCACCGTGTTATGTCTGCTAAGAACATAAGTTTTTGATACAGGCAGAGTTCTATTAGTCTTCTCAATGATATGATTAATTTTATCTACATAAGCGTTGATGGTTCTTAATAAATCCTTTGTTAACATCTCTGGTACGAACTGCGGTGCAAGTGTTGGAGATGGTGGTGCAAATGGTGGGTGAAAGTGAATCGACAATGCTGTTTTCATAAGCATTATTTCTGTGTTTATATTTGTAATGTTTGTGCTCAATGATTGTATCTGTTCATAGATCAAATCTATTGTCTTCTGTAGGTTATTGCCTAATACCATTGGTTGCGATTTGCTGGCCCCAGGAGCCGTGTTGTCGCCTGCATAGATATGCACACCCCTATTGGACGCTGTGTTCATTCCAAGGGCATTCTTGCCCCTTCCTTCGGCCTTCAAGATAATCATCTCGTTGCCCTTTAGCTCTACAACATCAGCTCTACCTAAAATAGCAGATCTGTTATATAAAGTCTGCCCATTTAAAACGTATTTGTTTATTGGAATATTAGATAACGAAGAAACGTGGAATTGAGCAGCAACTGATGGCTGATCATCATCTGTCGAATCAAACTTTACTCTATTTCCATTTGAATCAGAATAAGGCTCTATGCCATTTCCCATGTAGATAGAAAACTTACCAGCCTTTAAATCATATTTCTTAGAGGTTCTTGTATCATTTATAAGAACTATTCCAAATTTATTATTATGTTGTAATTTTAAATCTTGTTTTTCATTAAAATCACTTAATTCTGGAACTCCACTCTCAAAGCGTAAAATTTTAATGGCCTGTTCTTCTGAGAAGCCATTATCCTCTAGCTTTCTGATGCCAGTTCTGTTCTTTTCCCAGAATTCTCTATCTTCTACAGAACCAACTATCGGTTTTCCAGAATTTTTGTAGCTATTTGGTATTTGAGCCATTATAATAATCTCATTATCTTATTGGCTGTAATTCCCGTAAGAATTGAGCCCTTGGTCTTAAGTATATAATTAATTAGAGTTTCCTCTACTTTTTCACTCGTCTTTTCGTTAATGTTTTTTAGCTCTCCATCCAACTCTTCTTTCTCTACCCAGATTCTACCATTTGATCGTTCATCATCTCTTAGCTTAGATAAAAATCCTTTCAGATCTTCTTCTCCAGATATATCTAATAAAAATTCAAAGTGATTGTAGTTTGCGCCAAGGTAAATTCCATTTCCAGTATTTGTTTTTTCGGAACCAGATACTTTTCTGCAATAAAGATATACAACATCTGCTGGTATTTGTTTAATTATATTATTATCATATTTCACAAAAACAACAAAATCAACAGCTAAACCAAAAAAGTGTCTTGAATATTCATATTCCTTAGATTGTCTTTTTTTAGCTCTTAAAACATTTATTGGAACTATAAGAACATTATTTAATGGAATTTGCTCAATTCTCTGTATTTCATTTCTCATTTTATTTAAAAAATAAGATAATTTTTCTAATCTAGAATTTAGAGCCTGTTCTGTTATAAAATGCTTTCTTGAATCATTATAGCTAGAATTACAAGTAGGCAATACTATATTTGAATTCTGCTGCTTTTTTCTTAATATTCTTTCTGGTAAGCTATAGAAACTTTTATTAATTTTCTGTAGGTTATCAAAAGTATAATAAGATTCCCTGTCTTTATTTAAGATCTTTTCTCCAGATATATAAAGTGCTCTTGTACTTAATAAGTCTTCTGCCTTTAAAACTTCAAATCCATAATCATATGGTAAAGAAACTTCTTTTTTATTAAGTAAAAGTTTATCAATAAACTTTTGATATTTTCTATCTGGTTCTAAGTAAAGTTCTGGATTTCCTGGCGCTTGATTATCACACAAATCAGAAGTTGTATTTGAAGAAATAACATTTGAAGATTGTTCTGGTACAACTATATCTTGATTATCAAGGATTAGTGTTCCATTATTCTTTAAATCTTCACTATTTTTTAAGTATACATCTAAACTAGGAATTTCTCCCTTTTGCGCAGAAAATGCTAATATATCTACATCTATTTTGCAGTTCTTCCCTTCATTTGAAAAGATATCAGAATTAGTAAAGGCAAATTGTAAAGCTGTAAGATTTTTCTCCAAAAAAGTATAGAACCTTGATAATACGCTGCTTTCGGGATGAGTCATTTCTATTTTTATCAAATATTCGTCATTGTCAACCTCAGTTGTTTTAATTTTACTCTTTACAATATTATTGTTTCCAATGGTAGATTCTACTCTCTTTGAGCAAGAAATGGAAATATTTAAATTTTTAAATACAGAATCTGTTGGTCCAGGAGCTATATAATTCACTAAGAAGCTTTGTTTGGCTCTTTCTGTTAATAAAAGCTCAAGATTATTAAAAAACTGATAATATCCAAGAGAAGGAGTCGATAAAGTCGCAACATTTATATTTGCTGGATTTGGATTGCTTCCGGAAAGCTGATCGACTCTACAATCTAAATCAGATTTAAATGCTTTCTTTATCTTATCTCTAGAGATATCAATTATATTAGATTTTTGATTAGATCTATAAATTGCAGTTATTTCTGGATCTTTAAAGCTATGAGTATTCTTAAAGATAACTTTAACAAAGTTTCCTTCTTCTATCGCGTCTTTACCAGTATATAAAATCTTAAATGCGGTAGAATAGTGCAGCTCATCGATAAATTTATTGTCTGGTTTTATTACTTCTTCGCCAATAGAAAAAAGCTCTGGTATATGAACCAAAACCTTTATTGTATTTTCTTTTTCTTTTTTATTTGAGTCGTTGGAGAATCTTTCTACGTTTACCAAAGAATCTTCAAATATATCGTAAATATAAACACTAGGATCATCTTTGTTTATTACTTTTACGACTTGTCCAACATAATAGCTGTTTCCGTCATTTGAATTTGGCGCTATTTGTTGTCTGATAAAATCTTGTAATAATTCTTCTACCGGAAGATTAGGCTTTACTGCTATCTTCTCGGAGTGCTTGCCTACAGGTTTTGTTCGGCTATTATTTGGCTGTGCTGGTGCTTTTCTAACAAGCGTTTTTCCCTGATTTGCCATCCATTACTTATCCTTTATAATATCAAACAACTCTTGTGTTTCTTCTTCACTTATATCTAGTGAATCATTGGTATTTTTTTTCTTAATTATTGAAACAATCTTTACAAGTTGTTCGTTTGATCTTTGTAAGGTTTCCATGTATTTGGCAGCTGTAAATCCAACTTCTTTATGACTTACCCTGCTTGCAGCCAGATCAGCTCTTAGCTCGTTAATGAGTTCATAAGTAAGATCTCTATCTTCTCTTATATTTGTTATAGCTTCTTCCAAAAGTTCTGTTTCACTATTGTTAGATTTCGCCATTGTCCCAGTTTCCTTTAAAGTTTCTATATTTATTTTTCATTCCTGTTAGGCCGCTAACAACTTGTTTGGTATTTAATCCAGTTAACTCTCTTATATATAAATAAATAGCCTTCTTGTTAAAAATTTCTATGTTATCCATGTTATTAATAATCTGTATAATTGCTGACAATACCTTTCTTTCGTTTTCTTTTAGATTCATTTGTTCCCATGCATTTATTTCTGACATAAGGCTAGTCCAAAATTCTCTAGCCTCTCTTGTATCTTCGTATTCGTTTAAAGAAGCCTCAGAGCTTTCATCTAACTCTTTTTCTGCATCTTGTATAGGTATTTCTCTTCTCTTATCTTTAGAATTCTTTTTTACATTTTGTATAAACCAATTTTTAGTTATTACTGAATAATATGAGAATGCTTTTGAGCCTTTTGTTGTGTCATACTTATCTAGAATCGTTGTTAACCATATTTTACATTCTTCACGAAGCTGATCTATATTTGGAAGAGTATTAAACTTATACGTAAATATTATTTTATCAACCATTTCATCAAATGCTGGCTGTATATATTCTATGTATAATTTTGTTCTAACAGCTTTATCAGTTGATAAAGCGTATTTTATTATTGCGTCTTCGTGATCTTGTGTAAAATAATAATTTTCATTTTTCTTGGTCATTTTCTGATTCTTCTACCTCTATAGATTCTATGGCTTCATTAAGAGTTTTGCTTACATTCTTGGTGTGTTCAACAAAATTCATTAGCGTTGGATCACCAAAATACATATCCATCTTGGTTAATGTTTCTAAATGAACCTCGTAATCTTTTATTATTGGTAAAAATTTTTTAAACAGCTCAACAAGAGCTACTCTATCCTTTAATAGATTATATGCGTACCAAATAGAAAAACCATTTAATAAAATTGATGTAAACAAAAGTAAGTATATCATTTTAATTGTGCCCTATGTTCTTTTAATTCTTGTCTTGCTTGTTCTATAAACTCTCTGGTTTTAGATCCAACTTTCTTTTTTGGGCTTTCCAAGGATTGCTCTTTTGGAACTTGAGATACAAAATCATAAACCTTTTTTATGTTCTTTTCTTCACAAAATGGGCAAATTTCTGGTTCTTCATTAAAGCCGTGATGCTCTTCCCAATCTTTGAAGCAATAATCACATTTATATTTATACGTTGGCATTTGCTCTCCCAAAATCATCTTCCAGCCTTACTACATCATCTAAGTGCGGAGTTGATACCTCTAGAATCTCTACGCCCCAAGCGTCACTTGGGCAGCTAAATCTATGTACCGTATTTGGAGGAATATCATGAGAATCTCCTTTTTCTAGGGTTATCGTGTATTCATGATCATTTTCTTTGATTTCCAAAACCATTTTTCCATCAAGAACATATATTGATTCTGATTTCTCTTTGTGATACTGAAGAGATAATCTTTTTCCTGGGTGTATTCTTATAATTTTGGCAGCGTAGTTGTTGGTTAATAGAGCAAGTTTCTCTTGGCCCCAAGGCTTTTTCGTAATCGCTGATGGACAACTCATTAGTCCTCCCAGCTAAAGGCGGAATCCTTCATTACAACCTTATCTTTTAAAGCTTCCTTGATTTCTTCGCTTACTTTAAAAGAAGGTGGATTTGTTACATATAGAAATTCTGGTACGTCATCGTCAATAACAAAATCTAGATTATCTAGAAGTGGTCTAATATCTGTTTCTTCCATAATTGCTTTTTGTAAGCAAAACATAATTGCTGCATGTGCTTGTACTGATAGTTTCATTTTTACTCCTTACCCCATTTTACTTTGTTAAAAAATCTTTCGAATACATAATATAAACAAAATGTAATCGTGTTTAGTAGTATAGCAGTTTCTAAGTTATCATTTAAGTTTATACTTAAAACAAGATAGCTTGTAATTATTGCTATTATTCTCCATAGTATTGCTTTTAGAAGAGTTCTTTTTTGTGAGTCTATTTGCATCAATTGTTACTTATTCCATATTTTTAAAAAAAATTGCACAAAATACTCCGTCAGAATCGTATATATTGTTTAAATTAATTTTAAGCAATCTATCATATCCGAAATCTTTAAATATTTTTATCCACTCTGATTTTGTTTTACAATTTACATGAGTGTCATCTGCTCTGGAAACTTCTAATAAAAAGTTTTTTCCAGTTTCTAATGCAACAGGAATTCTCACTATAATAATCTCAGAAGATAATTTTGATAGCAAATCTTTAATCTCATCTTCTTCCATATGCTCTAATACATCTAACATAAATGTAGCATCAAAATTGTTATTAAAAATATCTTCATATTTTAAAATTTTATGATTTTTTATTCTACTTAATGCCCATTCTGAGATGTCATATGCATATAAATTATCATATCCTATTTTTCTAATTCCGTCTAGCAAAAATCCTACTGCACATCCATAATCTAAAATTTTAGATTTTTTTTCCTGTAATATGCAAATTTTATTAAATAAATCAAATATTTCAATTGCTAATTTTTGATATCTATCACATTTATTTAAATAATTTTCATAATTTTTTGTTGTATAATATTCTTTATTATATTTTTCTTTCATTTTTACCTTATCTAACTGATGAACAGAAATGGCCTGTTATACTGCCGTGTTTGGTTATTGGAGTGGCCCAAAATACTTTAAAATTATTTTTGAAAAATCTATAATTATACTCATGATCCATTGGAAAAGAGATTTTTTCTTTTTGTAAATCTTCAAAAAGTATTTTTGCACTTTTTTTATTTATTACATAAGTGCATAATCCATTTGTAGAAGGATTTTCCTTTAAAAAACAAAATTCCTCATCATTATCTTTTAACAACGAAGCTTCTCCAAAATAAATAAAATTATGCTCAATACTATTATTTTTCAGGAAAATAATAGTATCTTCTATTTTTGAAATAGGTTTTTTAAAAATTACGTCATCCTCTAAAATTAAAAAATAATCTTCATCATCAAATTTTGATTCTTCGCTTATTATCTGTAATATATTTTTATGTTTTAAAGCATTTGATAATTCTCCTTTATTTAATGTTTTATTCATTTCTGGAGAGCCAGGTGAAACAAAAATACTTTTTGAGTGTTTAAAATTTATTTTTTCGTCAAAATTATCATAATAAATTTTTTCGTCTATCATTTCTTGATCAAAATCAGTAATAAATTGGTGAAAAATATCAATATTTTTTAGCTGCTTATCCATGCTTATTTTTCTATCATGAAGTTTTGTATAATGACAAACAAAAATTTTTTTTATATTCATTTTATTTATTCCAAGATTATGGAAAATTCTTATCAGGCATTTCTGATATTACCGTATACAACAATTTATTGTTAAACTTATAGTAACAGTATTTACAACTATTATCCCAATTTTTTCCGCCGTTGTTTTTTATTTCATAAGGCGGCAAATTATTTTGCAAATTTAATGACATTTTATTCCAAATATTTATAATATTTTTAGAGGACCCAAGAGAATAATCTAAGTCATAATTTCTTTTATTTAAAACATGGCTAGTGCAAATATATACCTGATATTCTCCACCGGCTGGACTTGGTGCAATATAAGGTCTAATTCCTCCAATATAACATCCATTTTTATAAGGGTCATCATCGTATCCAATATCTTTAATAAAGAATTTATCTAGTCTATCTATTTCTCTAATCACATCTCGCCATCTTAATCTTACTTCTGCGTTATTGCCCTTTATTAAACAATTGCCAGCTATTCTTACAAATTTTACATCAGGATAAAGAGATACTAACTCTGACATTTTATTTATACTTTCTACAGTAGTTCCTTTATATGGTTTTTTTGTCCTTGAAAATAAATCTGGAAGTTCTCCTGTACTTTCGTAAATAATATAACTAAATGCTAATTTACTTTGGGGAAAATTATTAAAATTATAATCTTTGGGATTTATTCCTTCGTCCAACTTTATTAGGCTTACTCTTAGCCATTTAACCTTGTCATAAGAACTTTCATTCAATGTTTTTGAAAAATTATGAGTATTAGTAATTATTCCTATATCATATCCCAAATTATATGCTAGATCAATAATATCATTAATATTTACTTTTTTTCCTTGATAATCGTCTCTATAAAGTAATGGATTTCCACCGCCAGTTATCTCTAAACTTTTTGCTCCTAATTTTTTAAAATCATTTAATACCTGCATTATCTCTTCAAATTTTATTTTATTTTTTATTGGACGAGCCGCGACAGAACAAAATGGACAATCACTATCACATGCTTCAATCGGCGCTAATTGAATAGTGATTGGTCTAATGATTTTATTAATTTGCAAATCATATAACACATCTGTATGCTGTAAAAGCTTGTCTCCCCATGTACTATAAAGCTGCGTTTTTTCTTCATTTGTAAAATTTTCCATTTATTCTCCTATAAAATTTGTAGATATATCACAAGTATCTGGATTGCTATGAACTCCATATTTTCCTATATGCTGAATATAACTATCCCTGGTGCATATGCATCTTAGTCCGTGTTTTTGTTTTAGCTCTTTGCATAGGAAACCATCAAAATGCTGTTGCGGTATCGTTTTAAATTCAGATATTATTTTTTTTGGGAAGGCTACGCCAAGACCATTTAATGTATCTCTTTCATAATATCCTTCTGCTATTTCCAGTAATTTATTATCAGGATTACCATGATGATATTTACAGCAAAAACTACTACATATTAGATCTTCACTAAAATAATAAATTAATTCATTTAATTTTAAAAGCCAATTTTTATTAAGTATACAGTCAGAATCTAAATTTATTAAGTAATCTATATCTTCATTTTCAAAATTTAGTATTGAATTATGATAATTTAATTTTGAACCAAGATTGTAATTATTTCTATATTTATATAATTTCACATTATCATCATTAATTTCATAGTTGTTAATATACTCTAACAAATTTTTATCTTCGCTATGATCATCAAATATTTTTATTATTGTATTTGGTAAAAAATTACTTTTTTTAAAAGATTCTAACATTTTATACGCATATTCAAATCTATTAAAAGTAGTTATAATAATTCCAAATTTTTTATTCATAAACTAATCTCCCTTTATGATACGATAACTATCTTCTTCAAAATGCTGTGTAGAAAATTCAAATAATTCTGTATCTTCTAAAGCAATCATTTGATGACGTAATCCAGTATAAATATGAAAACTGTCTCCTTTGGAAAGAACTATTTCTTTAGACTCTGATAAATTATCATTTTCTGAGAATTTTACTAATATCTTTCCTGATTGTATATAAAAAACTTCATCCTTTATTTTATGGAAGTGCCACGAGCATCTCTTGTCTTTTACAAGAAATAGTAATTTTCCACAATATTTTTCTGAATTTACTATCCACTTCTCAAATCCCCATCCCTTCTGTACAAATTTTATTTCCAAAGAATTCTTCATCTTTCATTCCTTTATCATCAATATAATAATCACCAGATGGTTTGCCTAGATATAGGCTATGAAACTTTATTCCCCATAACTTTAATTGCGTTAAAGTAAAATCATAATATTCTTCATATGATTTTTTTATATTATTATTGTT